CGCATACTCAACTGCTTTCTCTTGGCTACTAAATACAGGAAGCTCTTCACCAGTAATAAAGTCAACAGGCCCACCCTTACTAAGTTTGTTCCTAACTTGAACTGTTCTTTTAAACACCTCTTCGTCAGAAAGTCTTTTACCTTGCCCATCTATTGTAGGCAAAGTAGCCCAACCAGTACCCCAAGGAACAGTAGTTGTAACCTCAGAATAACTAGTGCCTTTTTTACCAGTAACCTCCCCAGTATGATCTACCCAAACTGGTCTACCTCTTACAGTAAGCCTTTTTGTTTTAGATCTTGGACGTATCTTGGGTCTAGGACTCTGCTCCATTTATTTTATCTCGCAATTTTAAAAGGCTACGGAGAGCACGTATTTCACCTTGAAGTCGGTAGACCTCATCAAGTTCTCTGGATTGTTCAAGAGCTACATGAGTAAAAGCAATCCTTGACGCTATTTCTTCTATGTAAGGTGTGTAAAACTCTGGGTTATTTACAAAAGGTTTTAATGTATTGTTCACGACTAGCTTCATTGCATTGTAGGTTCACCACCAGTATTGCCTGAGAAGCCCTGTTCTCCTGGCTGAGGTGCTGTTCCAGTTCCTATAGTACCACCCCCTGCACCACTGGTATCTTGTACCTGTGCGCCAGCAGGAGCGCCCTGTGCACCTTCTTGAGGTGGAGCACCCTCTGGACCAGGAACTCCTGGTTGTGGTTCAGGTGGATTTGCTTCTCGGAATTGTTTTAGTATTTCAGCTTGTATAGCTGCTTCTGACATATTGTTGCCAACCTTGTCTGGATCAAGATCCATAGACTTAGCAATCTCACGAACAATATAATCCATACGTGCAAACGGTGCAAGCGCTGGGTTGGATACGACCTGCATAAATTGCATCAAGCGTTGGCTACGTACTTCGTTGGCCATCAAGCTTTCTGTACCACGAGCTTTAACTTCAAGATCACCTTTAACTTCTTTATCGTAGTCAAACTGCATGTTAAAGTTAAAGAATGCTTTACCTAACGGAGCTAGTAAGTAGTCGTCAATGTTTTTAACTACGTTTCTAATAGAACCATTAGCAGCAGACATAAGCATAGAAATACCTGAAGCAGTCCGACCAACACCGCTGACTCCAGTTTGTCCATGAGCGAACGAAGGAAAACCTGTGCTTTCATCTGCTAGTACCCTTGCCTTATCAAACATCTGCATGTTCTCGTTTGATACGTTGGGGAACTTAGTGCCAAAGATGGCTTGACCAGGTGCCCCTCCCTGTCTCCGAAACACTTTGCCTGGATACACGGAGAGGTCTTGCCCTGGGACGAGATTAGTCTCGTCTATCTCAATAAGCAAGTTGCCAGATAAGGCAGCGTTATCAACTGCCATACGCATAAAACCATTCATAAGTGTTTGGGTATCGTCCATATTTTCTGCAATACCAACACCAAAAATACTGTAAGGATTCATCTCATAAGGTGCAGCAAAGTACGGTATGTACGCTGGAGTAAACGGATTCATTACAAGCCGCAATACTTGGCTATTACAAATCCATGCATTTACACTAACTTGCTCAGAGTCTTTTAACTCTTCTGGTATTTCTACACCTTGTTTTTCAATAATCTCTGTATCAACAAAACCCCAGAACTCTAGAACTTCAAAACGATCTGCGTGGTCTTGTTCGGTGTTGTCTTCCATGACATGTTCCCACCACTCTTTGTTATAGCTTTCGCCAAGAGATAGTGCATTGTCAATTGCATTTGCACGGAAGTACGGACGGTTCTTCAAAGAACGTAGTTGTGATCGTGACATCTTGTGTCGTTCAACTACATACTCTGCTTCTTCCATTGTAGCTGCATCTGGGTCTGGATAAAAATTCCAGATAGATACAGACGATGTTTGTGGAATTGTTTTGAATACTGGTGAGTATTCTCCCTCGTCATTCCAATTAGGGTATTCTTTATCTATTGCAAACGGACCCTTCATGATACCTGTACCAAACAGGGCAGACTCAAAAGCTGCAGCACGTAGGTGTTTCTTTGCGTGAGATTCTTCTAGCTGATCATGGATTTTCTTTTCCATTTTCTTGGCAGCAACTTCTGCAGGGTATATGTGTACAGATGTTGGACTACCATTAATTCCAGGTTTTACATCGTCCATGACTGGAGCTAGTTTTGCTTTCATAGCACCAAGACGTTCTTGATATTCTTGGTATGTTTCGCCTGGAAGTAGCTCTTCCATTGTGTCTGGTTGTTCAGCTACAGCTTTACGTATCTCTGGGTTTGTTTCAAAGTTTACTACTTCCTCAATACCTTCGGGAAGTTTAGTGGGGTCAATGGTAATTGGAAACTTATTACCACCAAACAACACATCAGCAATTTGACCATAAGCTGCTAGAACTTTTGTTTTAGTAACCTTAACAAATACTTGGGAACGTTCTGTAGAAGTAAATTGTACATCTGGTCCGTATATACCACGGTAGTTACGGTAAGCTTGAATCCAACGTTCTTCATCAAGTTGTCGTGCCGTTTCAGCCTTAGCATATTTTTCTTTTACAAACTGAACAATCTCACCAGCTTGTGGATCATGGTACAAATCTTTTTCTACATCTTCAATTGAAGAAGACGTTTCATCGTCCATCATCATTTCGTTTTCAAAGATTTCATCTTCTTCCATACTAGTTCCTTAATAACCAAACGTTGAATCTGACGCTTGAAAGCCAGATCTTTGGGTGCTGGCATCAAAATCAAATATGCTGCTACGTGGTCTAGTCATTATACCATAACGTAAAGCATCATACAAGTGATCTTCTGCTTTTGTGTCCACATCTTCTGGATTATTTTTATCCAGTGGTATGGACGGTAGTTGTGAGATTACATTAGTGCAGCTGTTAAAAAATACTAGTCTGGGTTCTTCAGTAAATTCATCCACTTGTAATCTTCTATGTAATTCGTTTTTACCCGATACACGAGAACCTTTAGATCTGTCAGAGGGTCTCCAACGACAACCCTTCATAATCATTTGTTCAGCCAATGATGGGCCAGTATCACCACGATTATGCCATAAACTAGAATCGAGAACACCATACCGTATCTTCTCTTCACTCTCTATTTCAAGTATCATATCAGCTAAATCTGTTGCTGTAACCTTAGATACATAGAGTTCCCTATAGACTACCAGCTGTTCCGCTGGGGTTACTGCCATCCATACGACACCAGTGTAAGATCCGTATCCGTAGTCGCAAGCCCTAAACCTTACCCAACTTTTTGGAATGTCGTAAGGTTCTATTACGTGTATGTTACGGTTAAACTCAGGGAATGCCGCCCCTTCGTTAATATCCCAATCACCTTCTAGTAACTGTCTACGTTGATGTTCTGGAAGAGAAAGCAAGTTTGCTTCATACATTCCATCCTCAGCTAGGTAAGGATTATCGAATAGGGTAGCAGGTATGAACCTACGTTTAAATAGTGGCTCACCCTCTCTCGAATGTCCTTTCGGCCAAGAAATGATTTCACCACTGTCTGTGTCTGTCGCCCAAAAATCTTCATTAGGTATACTAGGATCTATAAATGTTTTCTTTACCCATTGGTGGCCAGGACCACCTGGGTTACTTGTTGCCCTCATATACAAGGGTAGCCCACTAGCTTTGGTTGTACGAAGACGTGACCTCATATAATTCCAAGGATAGGGTGTAGGCCATTGCGTTAATTCGTCAAAACCAATCCAGTTAAATGCCTGTCCTTGATAGCGCATGACATCATCATCACGATCAAGGTAAGACATCCAGAGTGTAGCTCCACTAGGGGCTACCCAAGTTTTATCTCGTTCCATAAACTTGATACCAGGAATTGCTTTGGGATATAACTGTTTAGAAACAGAGATAAGTTCTCTAAGCTCTTCAGTGCTTCTACGTACAAGCAACATTCGAGCATTTGGATTGTTCAGGTATCTAACAGGATCGGCAATCATTGCGTATGACTTACCGCCACCTGCAGATCCTCCGTATAAGACCTCCTGTTCTGTTGATGCTAGGAAATCTGTCTGTGGACCAGGGTTAGGTTCAAAGATTATTTCTCTTTGTACCTGTTCTACTTCAACTGGCTCGTGCTTCGGGGTTGCTGGTGTCAACTCTACTTCTTGCACCGAGTCTTTGGGCTTCGAGCTTTTCCGCCTTTTCTGCTGCCTCTTTGTACCTTTCGGCATAGAAACGTTGGACTGAAGCTTCTTTCTTACGCTTGTGCTCAAGTTTAACTCTCTTATATAAACCTACGTGGGAAAGGTATCTACCAGAAGTTTCACTTAACCAAGCAGCTACTTCTCTATAGCTATACTGCTTTAAATGTTTTTTAGCCTGTTCAAAAAGCTCTAGCTCTTCTGGAATTGGTTGTAGTATATCACAATCATCGGGGTCTTGTCTATAACCAAATGGCACAAACCTTCCGATTCTTACTATCGGTTCCCACTCCCATTCACCATCTTCTTTTTGAGGTTTAGGTAATTTCCAAGTTTTAGTTTTCATCTGCTTTCGGAGGCAAGATAAACAAAGGACTGTCTGCTTTAACTTCGACTTTTTCTGTTTTTACAAAGCCAGCTCTATCAAGGAAGTCCTTAGCTGCTGCCATCTTCTCTTTATTGCCCAAGTCGGTAGGGGATCTCATTACTTGCATCATAGACCAAACAGCTTGAGGTCCACGAGTTGAGATAAAATCACGAGTGCGTTCAGCTATCTCTTCTTTAAGAGGAGCCATAACAACAGTCGTAGACGTACCGTCAGCATACCCTGCCATTTTTAATGCAGCGACAGGGTTGCCTTCGGCTTCGTTAAACAATGCATCTAGAAATGCTTGTTGTTTTTCAGTAAGGTTTCTCGCCATAAATTCGTTCTTTTATCTGTGACCTTCCAATACCAAGGTCGTTCAGTTCTCTATCACTTAACATTTGCAGTATTCTATAATCTGCACGTCTTTGTTGATTTTCTTGAATAGCTTTACCTAAAGCTTTTAACCATCTTTTCATTGCACTACTCCTTTTTTGTTTGTGCAGGAGTAGTTATATACATTTAGTTATAACATACTATTGTTAATATTGCAACCCCGTTATGTCGGTTGATAATATTCAGCACCAGATATAACTACATGAAAGTCGGAACTGCTGTCCTCAAAACCCACTATTTTATCACCTGCAGCTAAAGCTAAGTATGAACCACCATGAACTACGTCTTCAAGACTATTGGCAGATAAACTGTGTTCATCTACAATAAAATGGTAGGTAGTTGTTGCTGCTTCATACCACTGCAGACTATACTTTTTATTATTACTTGAACCGTTCGATACATGTAAAAAAGTAATTAGTGAGATAAAATTGTTTGGACAAGTGTATATTACATTACCACTAGCCCCTCCTGCAGTTGCAGAAAGGTCTTTTGCTTTTGTAAAGTACTTGGCTGTAGAAGGATCTGCCATTACTATCCTTTATCTGTAACAAACTCATACAGTTTTTCTGCCTGAGCTTTTACTTCATCTGGTGTGTACATCTTTGGTACATAACGTTGCCAAGCCTCTAACGCTTGTTCTGCATTATCTTTATACTGTTCCATAACGCTGTAGGCTAGTTGCATTTGTGTATCATAACTTTTATCCATCATTTCTTTTGCCATAGATAAAATGTCAGTACGGATTTGATATGGATTACTCATGTGTGTGTCTCCTGTGTATTGTTACTTTTTATAAAGTTGTGTTTGGGAAAAGTCTTTAATTGCTTGCCCCATATTAAAGCCACCATTTTTTCTTTCATACTTGCTTTGATTGTTTTTAAACCAAGCATTAAATCTAGATGACTGACTTTTATTTTTAGGTGCTACTTTAGCTGGAGCTGCGTCAATAGCTTTTTTAACCATTCTGTTCAGCTCTGTAGTACTCATAGGTTTTTTGTTTGCTCTATCTACTTCTATCTTTTCGTCAAGTGTCATTACACCACGACGAGTTGGACCTTGAGCTTTGCCAGGTGTTTTCTTTGGGCGAGCTTTTGGTCTAGGTGAAGTAGCTGGTGCTTTCTTAAGATCTTCTGCATAAACAGCTGCCATTACTTTACCATCTTTATTGGTATAATAAAGTGACCCAGCTTTTTTAGCTGCAGCGATGCTTTTATATTTACTAGCATTCTTTTTAGCTTGGGTAGCAGTCATACCCTTTTCTTTTAGTTTATTATTTAGGTATGTTCGTAATGATACAGCCATTGTATTATCTCCTACTTGTACGTGTTCTTAGCAGTTTTTACGCCAGTATTCATTGTACCAGTAGACTTAACCATACCACCTTGGTTGTACATAGCTACTTTACCACCTTTAGCGTATGCTTTCTTCTTCATCATAGCACCGCCTTTGGCGTAACCTTTTTTCTTAGCCATACCACCTTTATTCATAAAGCCCATTTTATTACGAACATCTTTAGGTAATGATGCAGCACCTTTGTTTGGAGCTGGTTTTAATCCACCTTTGGCGTAACCTTTTTTCATCATGCCGCCTTTAGCATAACCTTTCTTTTTCATTTTCATTGTTCTTCCTCACTGTATAAATTATTGAAAACTCTTTGTGTATTCCACACGTAGTCTACATCTTCTTTTGAATTGTACACATGCTGGTTTGGTTTAAAGTCTGGAGCACCTTCTCCTGTTTCAAACCAAGCTGGGTGAGTTACCCTCACTCTGTTATTGGGTAATGCAACAATGTTACCTGTGTATTCTCCAGCGTCTAACAACTCTAATACGTGAGACTGTTTGTGTTGTGCTGGGTCGTCTGCAACTTCACTGTCTGTATAATCTACGGTAAAGTAATACTTAGCTGGGTAAAACTCTCCGTCTACCTTTGCAATCCAAGGCGCTGGGCTTGCACGTTCTAACTTATAAACACTGTGGTAGTGCGACATACAATCCCAAGGTTGTGCTAAATACGGTGGTAACTCTTCTGGCCAATCTTCTAGGGGGGTATCTGCCACCAAAGCTACAAGAGGTAATCTAGCCCACATCGCACCGCCATGTATATTGGGACCATCATCAAAGTCAGACTCGCAGCCTGTAAAAATAACTTGAAAGCTGAGAGTCCTGTTTGGCATAGTAGTGACGCCAATGACCATGCAATGTAAGAACTCTCCATGATACTCTTCTAAGTTTTTTGTGTATTCTCTACGAACCCACGCTTTGAAATGCGGAATGCTACTTGTTAAATAGGGCATTAACTACCTCTTATTATGCTACGACAAAATCCACTATCTGACCGTCTGGCATCCTAAGCTTGTTAGGATCTGGGTGGTATGCGTATTTTTGGTTTACGAGTTTTAAATCTTCTACAGGAGTATCAGGAGTAATCCTTGTAGGCTCTCTTTTTTCTTCTACGTTATTTTTATTTGACCTGTCTTTATCTGCAGATTCAAATACAGTATTAACATGCGTATTAAACGGCATACTTGGTAAAGGCATGTGATCTAGTAGACCAAGACTGTGACTCACTTTTTACCTCGTGCAAGTCCACCCTTAGCGGCTCTAAAAGATTTCGTCTTTTTTGCAACTTGTTTAGGTTGAGCCACATGCTGCTTACCTGCCTTCGTGCCTTTTCGTTTAGCTCTGGTTGTAGCGGCATACTCACTGCTGCTAAGAGACTTAATAGCCTTAGAAGGAAGGTAACGTTCACCAGTAGCATTTGGACCTTGAGTAGACGGTTTGCCACTTTTAGTACGCCACTTTTGTTTTCCCCATTTCTTTAGGGACTTTTGAGGAGCCTTCATTACTTGTAGCCTCCCCCTTTTGCTTTGTACTGTTTGGCAACCATTTGCGCTTTTCTCGCTGACCATTGTCCAGGCTTGCCACCTTTTCCACCCGCCTTAACTTTTGCGACCAGGTTTTTACGCATAGTCGGTTTGGTGTAGTTACCAGCAGCATTTACTGTACTCTTCTTCTTAGGCATTAGGAACTCCTAATTAAAACTTGATCTTCGCACCAACAGTGATGTCACCAAACTCAAAGTCTGCATCCGAAGATACTTCTGTGTAAGTTGTCATGTTATTCCAGACGTATTCTGCAGTAAGGTCTACACCTTTGAATACATCATCTTCATTAATTTTCAATACGTCTACAGTTGTTTCTGCTTTAAGAGTAACGCCATATTGTGAGATAGCTGCATAGGGTGTTGCTTCCAATGCCCATGTATCTGCACCAGTTACGTAGCTCATGTCTACTTCTGATCCGATTGACAGGCCATTACCTAAGTCCATAGCCGATACTGATGTTGCTGCAACTGCCAACGCAGATGCGAATACTAGAGTCTTCATAATTTTAATCCTATATATTTGTACCTACTTTAATGCAGGAAGGTTTTGCAAAGATACCCTTACTATTCATTAGAGTTACCATTTGCTTTGTTTCTATTTCACACTGTTGCTTTGTTGTAAAAATTTCATCTTCTTTTGCAAGAACTACACAGGATAATGCAGAGGGATTAGTACAAGCTAGTACTATCGCCAGCCACATTACCAAGCCTTACACGACCAGTACCTTGCTGTAAATTTGTCAGTTGCCGTATCGCAATTGTGTCTTGCACGAAAACTTTTACGTCTAGCTGGTTGATCTTTTTTGATAGACATCTTAGGATCACCAAAACGGACAATCTTTACTTGGTCGCCTTTCTTAGCCAACACCGCAGACTTCTTATTCTCGCCTGGGGTTTTCTTAGGTTTATTATATCCTGGAAAGGTTTCGCCACGGTATTTGAGTTTACCGCTTGGTAGTCTTTCCACGTCCTTAGTTGTTGCCATTTTGTATCCTAATCTGTTAGGGGAACAAGGACGGTTCTCTGTTTACCCCAACTTTACTGCAAATATATTATATCAGAAAATATTTACACCGTCAAATCAATTCGAAGTGTGGTCCGTCAATAAACGGCCTACGGCCTTGGCTACGACGAAGATCTACGTATGCATTCATCGCATCCTCTGCAGTACCTTCATACGAGCGAATATCTCCTTCGCTCCACGCCGCACCCCACTTAATTGCAGCGCCAACCTCTTTGGCAGCTTCTGCCATCGCATCGCATATATCATCATAGACATTCAATTCCCATACTACGTTAGATCCATCGTAAGCTACTAGGTCTACTGCATGAGAATATCCTGAGTCTTGAATAAGGTGTTTAGACTTCATGGTTTGAGAACGTCCAGCCTTGTACAGCTTCTCCTGCTCTTCCAAAGTTCTTACGCCATATGTAACTCCGAAGTCTACCTTCGTAAGTTCAATAGCACGTTTAACTGTATTCACCATATCTGGGTGTACACCTTCTAGTTTACCCAGTGATCTATTTGATAATTTAAATGCCATGTTTACTTTCCAAAAAACTTTGTAGCTGACCTTACGCCAAAGCTTGCAGCTACGATTACTCCAAGTGTATACTGATACCACTGCGGCATGGTTTCCAATGCGGTAAAACCATTCGCAACTATTTCTCTACCCCAGTCACCTGTAAATACAAGTACTAGTGGGATACTAAACAAGATTGTTAGCCATTCGTCTTTCCACGAAGACTGCGAACCTTGTGCCATAATCTTTTCCCAGTCTGCCTCACTGGTTGCACGAGACAGCATAATCTGCGCTTCAGCTTCAGCTTTGGCAACTTTTGCTTTAGTCTCTGCAGCTTTTGTTTCAACTTTTCCATTTAACCATGTACCTGCTAAACTTGTTATTGGTCCTATTAAGGCCTGTATCATTTCTTCTCACTTCCTAACCAAACTGCAAATGCACCTGTCATTGCACCACTGACTACTGAAATCATAGCGCTTTGTTGTGTAGACAGATCAGGCAGTGACATTCCCCATTCAATAACTCGTATATACATACCAGTCATTACCAACATCATTAGACGTGGCATGATCTTCCACTGTAAGACTCTTTCCATTGCTACTGTCATTCTTCCCACTTCCTTTTTCTGTCAGGATCTAAGACATCGTATCTGCTGAGATGTCCTTCAAGATACATAGCTCGCTCTACTCTGTCGAGTGAATATCGTATGCCAGTATCTTGGTGAATTTTTTCTCGTATATAGAATACATCTGAACGTGGTATGTGTACCCTACGTACCTTTGATTCGTTTTTGTCGGCTAAAGCTTTGTAGAACTCTTCTATCACTTTGTCTGAAGAGTACAGTTTTGATTTGGACATCCTTAGTTATACCTTTTTGTCCACTAAGGTCAACACTTTTTCTTGATACGACAGAAAAAAGTTTGAGCGAGTGTACGTACTAGAAGTATTACTTTAAGTATTACTATAAGTATTAATATTACTATATATTAAAGTAATAATAAAGTTAGAGTTAAGCGTAATGTAATACATTAAGTATATTATATATCACATTACGCCCCGCTGTCAAGGGGTACGACAAAATATTTTTTAAAAATATCGGTAAAGTCTGGCTGTTTTGTCGTATATTTAGGATAACACCACGAAATACATCCAGGAACCCCAGAGATGCCCCCAGAATAACGCAATAGACTCCCCTAGTACCCTACGTCCAGGACAAAGATAACGTAATTCCTGGGGCTTCCTACAAGATTTACATAATATAGGTCATAATGTCTTACCTATTACTGCTATTATCTAATGAAATAGGGGTGTTATAGTATAACATACAGATATGTCAGCATGTATGACCTAATATAGCATGTGGTTAACAGACTTAAAAAACCCCATCTCTGTCATTGAGCATATATACGCAACGTACACCCCCCGTATGCCCCATGCCTACCCCTAGCAACACATTCAAGTATTCGAATGTTTGAATATGACAGGGTTTTCTAGGGCTAAACTATTGTTTTTATTATATATTTTATACAATATAACATTATCTAATACATTATATCCTACTAAAAGAGTAAGGTATTATTGATATTGCGAATCATTCGCAACTAGGATGCACAACATATTCAAATATTCATATTCTAGAATATACCCCCCTAAATCAGATACACATTATATATAATAAGAGAACGAATCAGGAACGAATCACTAACATAGAACAGAATGAGAACATCGCCAGAACTTGGTGGTCATATTCATTTTGTTGAATATAAACTATTTTATAACCTATTGATTTTAAACAATTCTTTTTTGTTTTATTCTTGGTTCTATTCGTTATTCTAGGTTCATCAAATATCGAGTTAGTCAAAACTCAGATTTGACCATAGTTGGACTATAGATTGTATCCCGTCTGTGATGGATTGGGGGAGTGCGTCTAGACCATCCAACGCCTATAGTACACTCTTTCGAGAGTGGCTCAATGCCTTATCGGTGGTGGTGTGGTGCTGCCCAATAAGATAGTGCTGTAAGTCCTAGCGTGTGCCTAATTCTTGGTGCGTTCTAGGGGTGACGGTAAGGCTTGCGAGTTTTGGTTATTGTGGTGCGTTTGCATCAATGCTAGTGCGTCAGCTGAAAATTGCCAGCGATGCTATGCGATGCCTGTCAACCCACATGCCGCCAATTCTCTGAGTTTCATAAATGCAATGGGATAAAAGCTGAGACCTGCACCCATTGCGTGTGAGTAAACCCATAGGCCGCATACACTGTGGTTTGTGTGTGGCCTACGGTATAGCTCGCACTGTGCATTCATGGTGAGTGCATGGTGTTAGGCTATATCGTTGGAGGTTTACATGGCTAATATTTCTCTTATCAAAACTGATGCAAAGATTGACGACATGATTGTTTCAATCGGTAAGCGTGGTAAGTCTATTCAGAATGACATACACCGCACCGCTTGTTCTATCGTTCGTCGTTGGCATGAGAGCAGTGACGTGTCTGTTGCTGTTCGCCAGATGAACGCATTGCTTGAAGCTATACCTAGTATGGCTCGTGCTAATGCCTTCAAAGCGTGGGTTGAGGCTTTCGCCACATTCGTGTGGGATGCTGACAATTCGTGCTTCGCTTATCATGCCAAGCGTACCAAGATTGCTCTTGATGATGCTAAGGCTGCGTGTGCTACGCCGTTTTGGGAGTTCAAGAAAGAACCTGAGTACAAACCCATGAACCTTGACGACATGATTGCTGCACTGGTTGCACGTGCAGACAAACGGCGTCAAGATGGTTTGCAAGATGGTGATGTTGTCGATGCGGACAAGATCAAAGCACTCAAAGCTATCATTGCGTGAGTATTGCGTAAGCACCCTGTGATTACATGGGGTGCTTTCCTATGCCCAAATAATGAGGAGGTGTAAGATGACTAGAAAACAAAGACGTAAGCATGACAGGGTTGTGTTTGGTGGGTATTTACTTTCGTGTGTACTTATGTTTACATGGGGTTATATGCTAGGAGGTGTAGTAACGTGATCAGAGAAATTTACTACAACATTAATAAACGGATATACTCTATCCGTGCAAAGAGTGTACCTGTATCATATGCAAAAGCTGTGAAAGTTGAAAGACCAATTTTTGTAGTGCGAGCAGGTGGTAGGGCAGCTGTGCTTAGAGATAAGCAAAAGAATGTCCATGCCTTTTTAAAAGGTGAGATGAAAACTCTGGATGCAAAACCAGATGTTGACGGATTAAAAAGAGTTAAGTATGATCCGTACAAGTACGGTTATTTTTACGATGTGGACACCCATGAACCAATACATGAGGCAAAGTATGCCATCTTAGTATTGGATGAAAACAACAGGCCACACGTTTATGTAGAGGAGGTATGATGGACATAATGAAATTGGTGCAACGTGGTAAAAGATGGATACTGTATGATGATGATGGTAAGATCGTTATTATATCCACTGACCGCAGAATTTGTGAAGGATTAATGAAATGAGTGTATTGCTTACTGGATGGTATGAGAAAGAAGATCATTCTCATGTGATGGTAAATGATGAATCTGGCGTTTGCCTTAACGACATTGTATGTCGTATGATGAATCGTGATATTGACTTTGGACGCTACAAGATGGAGCTTGAGTTGCATCTACCAAATGGCGTGGTAAAGTTAGTAGAGAAAACAGTCAGGCGTATGGTGAGAGATGTATAGGCCTGTCAAGTTATATGTCGATGACATATTAGTATGTACCCTTCCGCATGGTGCGGTTGATGGTACTGTCAACGCTCTGCGTAAGCAGGGTATAATCAACGTTCGTGTAGAGGAGTAAGTATCATGGACAAACGTGCAAGATTTCCGATTGAGTTCAAACATGAGGTTTGCAAGTATTACGACAATCATACTGGCGATCAAACCATTGCCAAGTATGGTATTACTAGAAAGAGTTTACACAGATGGCGTAATGCTCTTGGGTATCGTAACAAATTCTTCAATTACAATTTGTATACTGAGGAGTTGCAACCTACTGTGCAGAAGCGTAAGTCGAAAGACTTCATGATTGCCAAGCAAGAAAATGGTGACTTGAAAGCTCGTATTATAGCTCTTGAGACTCGGCTGACCAACTCAGATTTGGATAAGCAGTGGTTGAAAAACAAACTGCATGACATTGCTGATGCAATCAGTACTCAATCAGAAACCCCAGTGATAAAGTTACGAGGGTTTGATAGCTAGGAGGTGCTATGAATATATTCGCATTCGACAAGTGTCCGATGCAATCCGCACTGTGGTTGGATGATGTCCGCAAGAACAAGATGATTCTTGAGTCTGCTCAGATGTTGTCCACCGCAGTACGTTGGCTTGATCCTGACACAACCTTGCCCGTGTACAAATTGGCGTACATCAATCACCCATGCAGTAAATGGGCAAGGCGATCTCGTGCTAACTTCAAGTGGCTGCTCAGTCACATGAGTTGGCTATTCAATCAGAAGTCTGGCGCACACAAGTCTGCCCGACTTATTCCTTTGTTTCAACAGTATGTAGACAATGGTGAATTTCCAAATGAGGAGTTGACAGAGTTTGCTAACTGTGCTAGAAACTTAGAACGTGGAGTTGATTATTCAGATGTTGATGATGTGCATCAAGCGTATCGTATGTACATGAATGATCGTTGGAAAGAACGTAATATCACTTTGACTTGGCGTTGGGGTGAGGAGCCACAATGGAGGTATTGATATGGCTAATTATACTCTTGTTCCTGTAGATGGTAATGAAATCAAGAATCATTACGGCGATGATATATTTGACGGACTGGTTGCATACCAACCGCACCTGTTCGACAATGTGGAGTGGCGAGCTGATGATCCTAAAGTTCCATTCGCAGGTAATGTGCAACTGGCTAACGGTAAGTTTGTCTATGTCGTTGAACCAACTAAGTATGGTTTTGTCGTCAAGAAACAGTATCGTGAAGATCCTGATGAAATAGATCCAGTGCTTCGTGAGTGGGGCGACTACAAATCTTTTGATATGTTTCATGCAGCAGACATTGACTTGCAGGACTGGTTGCAGAGAAAGATACCTTTTCTAGGCCATACTTGCAGACCTACCTTTCGTCTACGTGCATTCAATGCCAGACGTTCTAAACAATACAAGGGTAAAATTACAGTCTATCAATCACACAAAGATCGTGATGATGGTCGTGAGGTAGCGATGAAACCTGGTCGTGCATTCGGCTTGATGTTTCCTGAGCTTGAGCACAAGGTTATCATTCAACTTACTGATGAGTTTTTGCAGAGGTTTGCGCCTCGTACATTTACAATACATACAGCCAGTGATGCTGAGTCTTTCAAGCTTGCGTATGCAGGTGTTCAGTCAGAGACTGAGAACATTCACACAAGTTGTTGGCGCAAGCATCTAGCTCACAGTTGTATGCGGTATGACTTCGAGCATCTACCGATGCATCCTGCTGAGGCATATGCCAGTGGTGACTTTGATATTATCTACGTCACTGATGAGGATGGATTGATTGGAGGACGCTGTGTTGTCTACAAGAAACATGACAGTGGCTTTCCACAGCCTAGCCCTGTGTATGGTGTATCTGAGCAAGCTATTGATATGATTATCAATCACCTAGAAACTATTGGTGCAGTAAAGTTTGGATCATCTTGTTGGGTAGGTGCAAGGCTTTCTCGTCGTGATTATGAGGATGGGTTCATTGCGCCATACATTGATCTAGCTCCACAGTCTTTAGAAGAGTCTGAGTGTGGTAAATATCTTGTGGTCAGCAACTATGGTGAGATTGATGCAAGCCAATACAATGGTGTGCTTGGCTCTGCGTATACACATTGTGAGTCGTGTGGCTGTGGGGTATCAGAGGATGAGTATTACTACTCTGAGTACACTGATCAACACTATTGCCCTGATTGCTACCATGAGGAGCATTACTACTGTGATTGGGCAGGTGATTCTGTACACCAGAATGAGACAGGTACTGCTTTCTTCTGGAGACATGACCGCAGGTGTGAGGAGACTGTTGCACAGTGGGTACTTGAAGATGGTACTAACTTTGTTATGTGTTCAGATCACGAGTACTGGCATGTCGATTGTGCACATTACTGTGAGTATGAAGATGAGTATATTTCCTCAGCTGATCTTGATGATTACTTTTGGTCATCGTGGGATGGTGAGTTGTATCCTAATGATGAATTTGCAGATGTTGTTGATGAACATGGAGATACAGAATCAGTCTCAAAAGATGAGGCTAAAGAGGCAGGTTATGTCTTAGATAATGATAGTGGACTATGGATAAAAGGAGAGAGTAAAGATGCATAGTATAATTGAAATGCTGCGTTACATGCGGCCAGAGGGTACTGTCACTCAACGACAGTTTTGTAAAAGGTTTCTCGAACCTGTGTTTGGTTTACCTGATGAATATGGTAATTACATATTGCACATTGGTGATCAGCCAAAGATATGCTTTACTGCACACCATGATACGGTACACAAACAAGAGGGTATGCAGAAGCTTATTGTTTCTAATGATGTAGTCTCAGTGGCAGATAGTAAAGTTTCTAGCTGTCTTGGTGCTGATTGTACTACTGGCGTATACATACTGTTGTGTATGATTGAGTCAGGTATTGAGGGTACGTATGTTGTTCATGCAGCTGAGGAGGTTGGCTGTAAGGGTAGCTCTGCACTTGTTACTGACTACCCTGCATGGTTGGCAGATACTCAAGCAGTGATCTCGTTTGACAGGTATGGTGACAACTCAGTGATTACTCACCAGATGGGGTTGCGTACTGCATCAGATGAGTTTGCCCAGTCTTTTGCTGATGCACTTAACATGCCAGAGCTTGTGGCTGATAGCGGTGGTTCTTACACAGACAGCAACGAGTACTCAATGGTTGTTTCTGAGTGTACTAATATCAGTGTTGGTTACTATGGTCAGCATGGTGTCAACGAGACACAAGACCTGCTGTACCTTGATAAGCTTGTGGCTAAACTAGAGTCTGCTGACTGGTCAAAGCTAGTGTTTGTTCGTGATCCTAGTGTAGTAGAGTATGGTAATTACTATAGAAAAACTGCTGGAGTTTCAAGGGGTTACGATGTATCACAGGACAATGTAGATGCAATACACAGTCTGGTTCTAGACTATCCGTATGCCATTGCAGAGATGCTTGCTGAGTATGGCTTCAATCCATATGATGTAATGGAAGAATGCCAAATAGAGGACAACAGTCATTTCAATGCTTACATGGATGGCTATGTATCAAGGAGGTATATGTGACAACCTGTCGCACTTGACACACTTTTAGTTTGCCTCTATATAATACTTTAAGTATAACTAAGAGTGTTTTAATAATTCTAATATTAGAGTTATTAATACTTAAAGTTAAACTTAAAGTATGGGAGGGGTTACTATGGAAGTGTATCAACGACCAGACGACCCACATGATGACTGTACACACTGGATAGGAAAAATATGAAATTAAAAGATGCTGTAAATAAATACTTAAGGACTCGTCAGTTCCTTTCACTCTCTCGCTCCACTCAAAGGAACTACGAGTACAATCTGGCATCTTATTGTCGTATGTCTATTATGGGAAAGACACTTGGTAATGTTAGAGTTGATAAGATAAACTCTCTGATGTGCATTGAGATATACGATACATGGGAAGCGGAAACCTCTACCTCCAATGCGAACCATAACGCAAGGGTGTTCTCCGTTCTCATGAACCATCTCGTGTCCACTGATGTACTGTTGTATAATCCAATGGCAAGAGTTAAGAAGAGATCATCTACCCCTCGTTCTGTCGTATGGACTCACGATCAGGTTATGGATTTTCTTGATGTCGCATTTACTAATTTTGATTACCGTAGCATTGGACTAATTGTGTTGATGTGTTATGAGTGGGGTCAACGTCCTGTGGACATACGCAATCTTACGTGGGATAGCGTAGACCTAGAGCAACGCAAGGTTACTATCACGCAAAGCAAGCGTGGTGCTACCGTAGAATTACCAATACCAGATAATTTATTCGAGATGTTATCTCAGCAGAAACAAGACTTGGACTTTCAAGAATACGTAGTCCCTCACCACAAGCCCTCAGACGGTGCATACAAGCCCCTAACAGTTATGCAGATGACTGCCCTGCTTGGAGAAGTAAAGGCTATTGCACGGCTTCCTGACGAGCTGAGAGTGGGGGATCTACGTAAGACTGCGATAGTTCAGATGATTGAAAGCGGAGTAGATCATCTGGCTATTCAGTCAGTGTCTGGCCACAAGAATGTTTCGAGTCTAAATCCGTACAATAAATTCAGTTTCAAAACTGCAAGCAATGCTCTTGAGAGGAGACAAAGACAATGATGAAAGACCAAAAGATAGCTGTGTGGTTTTCTTGCGGTGCTGCATCTGCTGTAGCAGCTAAGGTTACTTTAGATACCTATGGAAATGATAATGATATTCATATCCTTAACAATCCTATACTTGAAGAAGGTGAGGACAATCAAAGATTTTTACGTGATGTTCAGGATTGGTTAGACCATCCGATAGAACATGTAAGATCTGCCAGGTATCCTAAAGGTTCTGTAAAAGAAGTATGGGATGATAGAAAATATATGTCTGGAGTTAGTGGTGCACCATGTACGCAAGAACTTAAGAAAAAACCCAGACAAGATTGGGAAGCAATACATAAACCTAATTGGACTGTGCTTGGATTTACAGCAGAAGAACAGGGCAGGGCAGACAGGTTTAGAATGACTGAGCGTGAAAGTTTACTTACACCACTGATAGATAAGGGCTACACTAAACAACACTGCTTTGATATAATTATGGATGCAGGAATAAGGTTGCCTAGCTTGTACCTTAATGGTTATTCTAATGCTAACTGCATTGGATGTGTTAAAGCTACATCACCTACCTATTGGAATTTTGTCAGGGAAAAACACCCTGAGATATTTAAAGATAGGATGGAGCAGTCTAAAGAGATTGGTGCTAGGTTAGTGCGAGTTAAGAATGTAAGGATCTTTTTAGAAGATCTTGATCCTAAAGCAAAGGGACATAAGATGAAAGACTATGATGTTGATTGTGGAATATTCTGTGAAGAAGGAGTATGGAAATAATGATTAAGGTAACTTATATTAATCACATGGGTGATGATCTTACTGTGGTAAACTCAGCACGAGTTAGCTTTGGTAAACAATCTAAGTTAGAATGTATTGATATGGTAAAGGGTAAGTTTATTCTTAGTGCAAAAGATAAAAAGCTTATTCAATATCTTGCCAAGCACAACCACAAGTCACCATTCAACCATGCCTTTGCTACCTTCCATGTCAAAGCGCCAGTGTTTGTAGCACGACAACTAGTCAAGCATGAGTACATGCCTTGGAATGAAATCAGCAGACGCTATGTAGATAGTGATCCTGAGTTTTACGAACCTGAATTATGGCGTAAGCGCAGTGCAGATAAAAAACAAGGTAGCGAAGGTACAATAGAAATAGATCAAGATTGTAGAGAAGTCTTTGACTGTGCTAGATTATATACACGATTATTAGGGGAAGGTGTTTGTCCTGAGCAAGCACGTATGGTACTGCCACAGTCCATGATGACTGAGTGGTACTGGTCAGGAAGTTTGTTTGCTTTTGCAAAGATGTGTGGCTTACGTTTGAAGGACGACTCACAATACGAAACAAGGCTTGTGGCTGAACAGGTTGAGGATGTAATGATGAAACTATTCCCAGTTTCTTGGGAAGCATTGAGGATGTATGAAGAATGAAATGGATATTAGTTCTTGTTTATATATACAATGGTCAACCCTATGTAGAAAAGGTTGAAGAGTATGTTTCAATGTATGATTGCTTTAAAGGTTTTGATTATTATGAAGATCAGGTAGACGAAATACAAACACAATTAGTCTGCATAAAGGAGAGTTAAATGTTACCAGATGAAATGGAGGCAGAAAAGAATAGAAAAATAATTCTTGCAATATCTAGAAAGATAGATATATTAGAGAAGAATGTAAAAGATTTACAGAGTCAGTTGCAAGAAGCATATAAAACTATTGTTAAATTAAAAGAGAATGAATGCTCTTGTGGTTTGTTAGATGATGTACATGCAACGGAGGAATATTAAATGAAGTATGCAGTTCTTATTGACGTTGATGGAGACATCATGTATGTTCCTAATAGCTGGCCTTGTAAGACTAGTCATGACGACCCTAAGTTGTTTGATACTATTGAAGAAGCTGAGGCCGAATGTAGTAACTGGAACACTGGCATGATTGTAGATTACTTGGATGATGCTATCCGTCCTATGAGTCCAGAAGAAAGAAAAGCATCTTTAGTCAGGGGGTTAAAAAACAGTGTCAGATAAAATTATAACTGGTGAAATAAAAGTTTTAGAGGTTAGTGAACATGAAGATGGTTCAGCTACACTGACTATAGAAATGAGTGAAGAAACTCGTAGCCAAATATTTGAGTTTGGTTTTATTCAGCTTATAAAGAAAGGGTTAGAGGGTGAAGATCAATGTCTAACAACGACAACCCACATCTAGCTTGTCCGTATACTGAGTGCGGTTCGAGCGATGCATTTAATTGGAATGATGATGGCTTTGGTCACTGTCATTCTTGCGGTAACTCTTATCCAATGAAGAACATGCCAGAAGTTTTTGATTGGGTTAAGTCCGAGTACCCATTGAAAGAGAGGAGAAACCCAATGGACATATCCGTAGATGGTATGACTTACGAGGGCATCCGTGGTATTGATCCAGATGTCTGCGAGTTATACGGAATACAAATACAGACTGGTGAGGGCAGACCTGTACGGTATGCTTATAAGTATCCTCACACAGTTAAGTACAGATTGTACGATGACAAGTCTAAGTCTTGGATGAAAGACAAAGGGCTTGGTATGCACTTCTTGTTTGGCCCTGAGTTCAACGCAGGCACAAGCCAACGCATCTATCTGACCGAGGGTGAGTTTGATGCTGCATCCTTATATCAGATCCTTGGCAAGACCTTTCCTGTAAAGTCTTTGCCCAGCGCATCTATCGGTGAAAAGTTTGTAAAGCATAACCACGCTTACTTGTCGTCCTTTAAAGAAATTGTTTATGCAGGTGAGCTAGATGATGCAGGTCGCAGAGCTGCTGACAAATTGTATCAAGCTTTTCCAGAAAAGTTTTGGTATGTTCCGATGTCTAAACACAAAGATGCTAACGACTTCTTGCAAGCAGGAGATGGCAATGAGCTAATGTGGGCAGCAAAGAAACCCCAACGCTATTCGCCAGAGAACTTCTTCTGTTCTGACAATGATGTTGAACAAGCAATCTTAAACGAAAACCCTTACGAGTACGTACCCACTGGTCACTCTGGCCTTGATGACAAGATACGTGGTATGGTTAAGGGAGGTCTTACTTTTATCAAAGCTCCTCGTGGTACTGGTAAGACCGAAGTCATCCGATACTTTGAGACTGGTCTACTCCGTGACAACTCTACAAGAATAGCTTTACTTCACATGGAAGAGATGAAGTCTACAACATATCGGGCTATGGCTACTTATCAACTTGGGTTGAATGTTAGAACCAAGGATGATGCAAAAGAGAATGGCTTCTCAGAGGAGACTGTAATCAAAGCAGCACAGGAGTTGACTCAAGGTGAACGCACAATCGTATTCGAAATGCGTAGCCACGATGATCCTCTTAAGTTGCTTGACTACACAAGACTTGCAGCGTCTGTCTATGGCGCTGACTTTATCTTCGTTGACCACGTACAACGTCTTGCCTACCTATCACAATCAGGTGTAGATGGTGCAACAAGTACGCTTACTACCTTGGGTTCACGCATGGCACAGCTTGCCAAGGAACTCAACATTGGTGTGGTATTTATATCACAGGTCAATGATGATGGTAGGACAAAGTATGCAGGGTCTCTTGAAGAGGAGGCAATAATCTGTATAAAGATTGAACGTGATGTTGAGTCAGATGATGAGGTGCTTCAAAACACCACAGACTTTATTGTTGACAAGAACAGACCGTTTGCTAAATTAGGTAAAGCAGGATCAGTCTACTACGATCCAGAGACTACCATCCTCAGTGAGGAAGCACCATATGAAGGGAGTGTAATTGCAGCATGATTGTATTTGACATAGAAGCTGATGGTTTGTTGGATGATGCCACAAAGATACACTGCTTGTCTTATACATCTGATGGTTCTAATTACGACACTTTGTTTGACTATAACGACATGCGTGACTTGGTTATGAGTCAACGTGGTTTGATTGGTCATAACATCATAAGGTATGATGCACCATTACTTGAGAAGATGTTGGGTATTAAACTTCAAGCTAGATTGTTTGACACTCTACCTATGTCTTGGGTACTGAACTATACTCGTGCAGGAAACAAACATAACCTTGAGGCTTTTGGGGAAGACTTTGGTGTACCTAAACCTAAGATTGATGATTGGGTAAACCTTACTCCAGAAGAGTATGCACACCGTTGTACTGAAGATGTAAAGATTAACTGGCTGTTGTGGCAGGACTTACTTAAAAGGTTTATGTTTATCTACGACAACAAACAAGAGCTTGATAAGTTCTTTCGTTATCTTCAGTTTAAGATGGACTGTGCTGCTACTGCAGAACGGATTGGTTGGAAGTTAGATGTTGATCTGGCACAAAAATGTTACGATGATCTAGGTCAATTGCTTTCTAACAAAGAGACTGAACTAAAAGAGGTAATGCCTAAGCGTAAGGTTACAGCCATCAAACGAAAACCTAAAGTTTGTTTTAAGAAAGATGGTTCAATGTCTTCTCATGGTGAGCGTTGGTTTGCTTTGCTTGAAGAGCACAACTTACCGCCACACTATGATGGTGATGTTGAGGTTATTAAGTGTTGGCAAGAGCCTAACCCTAAGTCTAATCCTCAGATAAAAGACTGGTTGTTTTCTCTTGGTTGGAAGCCTTGTACTTTTAACTATGTAAAAGAGGATGATGGTTCAGAGCGTAAGGTTCCTAAAGTAAGATCAGACAATGAACTTACAAGGTCAGTTGAAAGGTTGGCAGAAACAAACCCTGCTGTTAAAGTTCTTGCAGATTTTTCTATGCTTCAACACAGGCAAGGTATCTTCAAAGGTTTTCTTGAAACACAACACAACGGTTATGTAAAAGCAGAGATTGATGGTCTTACAAATACTCTGCGTTTTAAACACAAAAAGCCTTTGGTTAATCTTCCTGGTGTGGATAGACCTTGGGGTAAAGAAGTACGTGGTTGTCTTACAGCGCCAGAGGGTTACACTCTTTGCGGTGCAGACATGACATCTCTTGAAGATACAACCAAGAGACATTATATGCAACCATATGATCCTGCGTATGTGTTTGAGATGTCGCAAGAAGGTTTTGATCCGCACCTTGACTTAGCTAAACATGCAGGTGCTATTAAGCAATATGACATTGATGCTTATAACGAAGGTAAAAAGCCAGAGCTAAAAGCTTTGCGTAAAAACTTTAAGGTTGTAAACTATTCTGCTACCTATGGTGTTGGTTCACCTAAGCTGTCACGTACAACTGGATTGCCTATACCAGAGGCACAGAAACTTCTTGATGCTTATTGGGAACGCAACTGGTCAGTTAAAAAGTTTTCTGAGGATCAAAAGATAAGAAAGATTAATGGAGAAATGTGGGTACAAAATCCAGTAAGTAGGTTCTGGCATTCGTTACGATACGAGAAAGATGTGTTCTCTACACTCAACCAGTCAACTGGTGCTTACTGTTTTGATAAGTGGGTTGCTTACTACCGTACTCGCAGACCAAACATCATTGGTCAGTTCCACGACGAATCAATTAATCTGGTTAAGAAAGGAGAAGAGGATGCACATAGTTCCGCATTGACATGGGCTATCAAAAAACTTAATGAAGATTTGAAATTAAATGTTGACTTGGGTATTGACATACAGTATGGTCAACGCTATAGTGAAGTACACTAACTTAAAGGAGGGCCGCATGGCTACACGTAAAGTAAAATTAACTGGTACTGCAGAATGGGCAAAAGTATTTGCCGAGAACCGTGACCTCAAAGGTTTTGAGGGAGCATACGAAGCACATGATGGTGCTTGTACCATTGACCTTATCATGGATGAAGCGAACGTAGCTGCACTAAAAGCATCACGTTCAATCAAAAATCCAAAGGATGTAGGTAATGGGTTATTCAAAACTAAGTTTGTACGTAAGTTCGACACTGGCCGTGATTGGGACAGTGGTGCACCTAATGTTACAAATGCTGATGGTGATCCTTGGAGCTTCGATCATGATGGCCCCATTGGTAATGGGTCTACTGTAGAAGTAATGCTATCAGTCTACGATACCAGTTACAAAAATCGTCCAGGTACACGACTGGATTCTGTCCGAATCCTTGATCATGTGCCAGTGGACTCAGTAATCCAAGCTGATACTATCTCAGCGGATACTCTGCCAAAGGCAGACAATAAAGAAGCAGAAGCAGTTCTGTTCTAATACTCCTCTCTCAACTAAGCCCCCTTCGGGGGGCTACCTTTTAAGGATATAATATGAAAAACATTGACACTCTAGTTGAAGATCTTGAGTCAGTCATCTATGGACAAGGTGGTTGGACTACCTCTATTGCAAATGCAATGGGTAAGAACATTGCCGAAGTTGCGAGTAAGAGATTTAGTAAACCACAAGAACCTCGTGGGTATCTTTCTTTGTCGTCCATTGGCACACCATGTAAGCGTAAGCTTTGGTACAAAGTAAATAAACCAGGGATTGGAGAGCCTCTTGATGCCAAGATGCTTCTTAAGTTTTTCTATGGAGACATGATAGAGGAACTAATACTTTCTATGGTAGCGGCATCTGGTCATACTGTCGAAGGTATGCAAGACCGTTTAACTGTTCATGGTATTCGTGGACACAGGGATGCAGTTATTGATGGCATGACCATTGATGTAAAGTCTTGCAGCCCATTTGCATTTAAGAAATTTAAAGAAGGTGGACTGCGAGATAATGATCCCTTTGGTTATGTTAGTCAGCTATCTTCATATGTATATGCAGCACAGGATGATCCGTTAGTTACGGATAAAAACCGTGGTGCTTTTTTAGCTATTGATAAAGTTAATGGGGAGATTTGTCTTGATGTATATGACTTTTCTAATGAACTGTCTACCAAGCAGACAGAGATGGAGGCTGCAAAAGAATTGGTCGCAGGTGATATTCCTACTGAACGTGTATCACCCGTACCTGCCAGCAAGTCTAGTCCTAACACAAAACTAGATAAGTCTTGTCAGTTCTGTGAGTATAAGAAAGTTTGTTGGCCTAACCTACGTATGTTTGAATACTCTTACGGCATTGAGTATTTAGTTCATGTAGAAAAGCCACCAAAGGTTCCAGAGGTTACAAATGACAAGGGCCGCTAAAGCAAAAGGTCGTCTTGGACAAAACGAAATCAGAGATAAAATACTAGAAACATTTCCTGAGTTAGAACCTGATGACGTTAAGTCCACTACTATGGGAGACAGTGGAGAAGATATACAGCTGTCTCCTGCAGCCAGAAAAAAGATACCAATAACAATAGAAGTTAAAAGAAGAAAGTCTGCACTAAAAACTGTGTATGATTATATTGAACAAGCAAAGTCTCACGCCAAGGGAGAGCCTGTTGTTTTCTATAGATCAGATCGTAACCCTTGGGTAGTAATGATTGGACTTGATCATTACATGGAACTAATAAGAGCTTGGAGTAACAATAATGATAGTTAAGGTTTGGGATGTTTTAGAAGGACCAATAGCTGTATCAGATCTAGATGAGGAAGCTCCAGAAGGGGCTAACTATGTTATGGTTTGCAGGGCAGAGATTGATGGTGTTATGGCAGACGATAATTTTTGGTTCGAAGATTTTGATGATGCCTATGAATGGGAATCACATTTTAAGAAAAGTATTGAGCCATTAGTTATTGACATGGACTCATACGATGCGTATAACTAGGGGTTCGTCATGAAGTTTGAGATTAATATTTTATTGCACGTAGATCCAGAGGCAAACTTTTTAGAAACCTTTGGTGACAACACAGATGTAATAGCTGAGTTAGTAAGAAACTATTTGTACGACATAGATGACACAACAGTATTAGATTGCGAGGTAAAAAACGATGAGTAACCCACACATAGAAGCCTTTGAGTTCTTTGACTCTGGTCAAATGAATGATTACCAAAGAGCAGCAGCAAGCACTGCTATCTACAAACAAGAACACGCAGTAATTTATCCTGCGCTGGGCTTGGCAGCAGAGGCAGGTGAGGTTGCAAACAAAGTTAAAAAGATAATGCGTGACAAAAACTTTGATCGTGAAGCTATTGCAGATGAGTTGGGTGATTGCCTGTGGTATATAGCCGCATTGTGCCGTGATCTAAATACTGATATGGAAGACATAGCTAATAATAATATTAAGAAACTTAAAGACAGACAGCAGCGTGGTGTACTGTCGGGGTCTGGTGATAACCGATGACTCCAAGAGAAGCAGCAGAACTGGAGGCAAAACGTACTTACGAACAATTTATACTCTGGACTAAACGAACAGTCTACATAACTATATTTGGATTGCTTGTCGTAGTAGTTGGTTGTAATAACGGAGTAGAAACAGGTAAGGGTGCAACAGGTAGTAAATATAATGGTGAGGTTTATGCACCTACAAATATAGGAGAGGATTAATGAATAACTATTTACCGACTGACTATCAGTCATTCATACACAAGTCACGGTATGCAAAATACTTTGACAACAAAGGTCGAGAGTCTTGGCCAGAAACAGTAGAACGTTACATGAAGAATGTAGCAATGCCTCTACTTACAGTTGCAGATGAATTTAAAGATGCTGTTTATGATGAGCTTGAAGCAGCTATTCTTAGCTTGGAAATTATGCCAAGCATGAGAGCTATGATGACAGCTGGACCTGCACTGTCTCGTGATAATACAGCAGGGTATAACTGTTCATATCTACCTGTAGATGATCCAAAGTCTTTTGACGAAGCTATGTTTATTCTACTTTGTGGTACTGGCGTAGGCTTTAGTGTTGAGCGACAGTTTATTCAGCAGTTACCAGAAGTTCCAGACCAATTGTTTGAGAGCGAAACTACTATTGTAGTTAAGGATAGTAAAGAGGGTTGGGCAAAAGCTTATCGTCAACTACTAGCTTTACTTTGGTCTGGCGAGATTCCTCAGTGGGACATCGGTCTTGTACGTCCTGCTGGTTCACGACTAAAAACATTTGGTGGTCGAGCATCAGGCCCAGCGCCCTTGGTTGAGTTGTTTAACTTTACAATAAATACATTTAAAAATGCACAAGGTCGTAGACTGTCGTCTATGGAATGTCATGACCTAATGTGTTTCATTGGTCAGATTGTTGTTGTGGGTGGTGTAAGACGTAGTGCTATGATCAGCTTGTCTAACTTGTCTGATGATCGTATGCGTCATGCAAAGTCTGGCCAGTGGTGGGAAACTGCAGCACATCGTGCACTAGCTAACAACTCTGTAGCTTATACAGAAAAGCCTGACGTTGAAACATTTATGCGTGAGTGGACAGCTCTTGTAGAATCTAAGTCTGGAGAAAGAGGGGTATTCAATCGTGAAGCATCTAAGAAACAGGCTGCTAAATACGGTAGACGTGATCCTAACCATGAGTTCGGAACTAATCCTTGCAGTGAAATTATCTTACGGCCTTATCAGTTCTGTAATCTTACAGAGGTTGTTGTACGTGCAGCAGATTCTCTTGAAGATCTTAAGCGTAAAGTCCGCCTTGCAACTATACTTGGAACAATACAATCAACCTACACCAAGTTTCCATACTTGCGAAAGGTGTGGCAACGAAATACCGAAGAAGAACGATTGCTCGGTGTGTCTCTCACAGGGATAATGGACAATCCATTAATGACATTAAAGAATAAAAAACTAGATGAAACACTTGATGAACTTCGTAATGTGGCTGTTGATACAAACGCTGAGTGGTCTGCTAAATTTGGTATTCCTATGTCTACTAGTATTAGCTGTGTTAAGCCATCAGGCACAGTATCACAGCTCGTTGACTCAGCCAGTGGTATCCATGCCCGTCACTCACCCTATTACATCAGAACCGTTAGAGGAGATAACAAAGACCCCTTAACACAGTTTATGAAGGATCAACGTATTCCTAATGAGCCATGTGTATTTAAGGGTGACACCACTACAGTGTTTAGCTTTCCACAAAAGTCACCAGACAATGCAGTTACTCGTGAGGATATGACAGCTATTGAACAACTTAAACTGTGGCTGACATATCAACGACACTGGTGTGAGCATAAGCCTAGCGTAACAATCTCAGTACGTGATGATGAGTGGATGTCTGTAGGTGCTTTTGTTTATGATCACTTTGATGAGATGTCTGGTGTATCTTTCTTGCCACACTCTGATCACACCTATCAACAAGCACCATACCAAGATTGCGGCAAGCATGACTACGAATACTTACTATCATGTATGCCAGACAGTATTGACTGGTCCAAGTTGTCAGAGTATGAAAGTGAAGACAACACTGTTGCAATGCAAACAATGGCATGTACTGGAGATGCATGTGAAATAGTGGACATAACATAATGTGGGTAATGATAACTAGAGATCACTGCAGTTTTTGTGATGATGCAAAGGCACTCTTAAAGAGTGCTGGAGCATCCTGCACTGAGTATAATATTGAATCACAAAGTAGTAAATGGGTATTGTCTTTGTTAAAAAAGTCTAGTATAAATACTGTACCCCAAATATTCAAACCCGATGGAACACACCTTGGTGGACTATTGGAATTAAAGGAGTATCTTTCAGATGCAGACAGCTAAAACAAAATACACAAGTTCTTTTCAAGAAGGTACGGTAGCTGAACAAGAGTTTGCCGATTTAAGACAGGATAATTTTATACGGAGGGCTACTCGCACAGAAGATATTAATGAACACTGGGATGTATTGGACAAAGAGTTTGGAAAGGTAGACATCAAAGCAGGTAAACGAAAGTATCGTGGTGGTCCTATTGATTACTCAATACATTGGTGGGAGTTTAAGAATGTTGTGGGTAAGCCAGGATGGGGTTCACCTAACAAGGAAAAAAGATTTATTGCTTTTAGATTAGAAGATAAATTTATTCTTGTCGATCCTAACAAAGTAAATAATCTGCTAGAAGAAAAATGCACTGAACACTATAGAGGTATATGGGGCTTAAACACTAGGCCAGGACGACACGATCTTGCAGCAATGATACCAGTAGACTTTTTACTAGAGCATACTGAACATACGGTGGAGGTACAATGATTGCAGACGAATACCTAAAGGAACAAAAGTCTTTGTTTCCTGACCTTGATAACGTAAATAACCCTGCTCATTACGGGCAGGGTCAGATAGAGTGTATAAATTATATAAAAGATTTTTTAACCGATGAAGAATACACTGGTTATCTCAGGGGTAACATTGCTAAATACTTACACCGATGGAGATACAAGAATGGTATAGAAGATCTAAAGAAAGCCCGATGGTATCTTGAGGCTTTGATACAACAGCAGTCAAGGAAGTAACATGGAAGTAAAGAAACCTAGAGGTAGGCCACCTAAAGTAAATAATTTATTGGAAGAAGCTCGTCAGTTTAAACAAAATAAAAAGCCGCCCGATAAACCAATGACAGCACGGATATACCTAGCAGGACAAGCTCTTGCAGGACTACTGGCTAATCAGCCAGGTTATGCTAGGTTTGAGGATATAAGAAGAGAAGCTTATGAATGGGCAGATAAGATGTTAGAAGAGGGGTCGTAAGACCCCTTTAATTTGACAGATACCTAGATGCACCTACATCTGATGGGGTCTGTAAAAGCTTAAGGCTATCTACAGTGTCCAGATAGTTTTGTATTAAGAAGAGTTGCCCACGATTTAGATCTCCAAGATCACTACCATCTTCAAAGTTTAGTTCTTCGATAGCATCATTAAGATCATCTCTTGTATATTTTTGACTAAGTTGATATTGTAAATCTATAGTGTCTAGTGGTCCTGAGTATTGCATAGCCAAGAAACTTTTAGCTAATGACTTAGCCTTGGGCAACACATCTGTTTTCCAGTATCTGCGCTGGGCATCAGTAGACATTTTTCTAAAGCCTTTACTTGCCATCAATGCACCAGCTTCAGCCTCAATAATATCAAACAAGATACCGTTATATTCATTAGCAGCTTTGGGTACAGTCTGTCTAATTTTTCTTGCAGCATTAAGACTAAACTGCTCGTATCCCATCATGTTCATTACACGTTGAGTATCAGTAAGTCTGATAGTTCTTATACCCATAGGTTTTGTTGAAGTAACATCTGCTTCACCTGCAGCTGCAGTCTTAAGTGTTTCTCCTACTGGTTCACCAGTGAACAACGGTATTAAGTTATCAATATACTTTACCATGTCGTTGTAGGTTTTGTTGCCTTGATACCTATCAATCGGTCTTGCAGCTTCACCTCTTACTACACCTGCGGCTACGTTTAAAGGTTCAAGAAAACGTGTCGCACCTGCAACAGGTTGAACTGCTACGTTACCCATTGATTTACCAAAGGCATTCCAAGATTCTTTCATATCTCCTTGGAACATGTAGTAAACTAAAGATGCTACATCTTCTTGAGTCTTGTTTAAGTTTCTAAGAACACCATCTAAAGTAAAGTCTCTAGCAACTTGTTGCAACAATTCTTTTGGAGGCTCTTCACCATCTACCCAATAGGAAGCAACTCGTGCAGCAGCTTTAAATGCTGAGATTGGGTAATCATATTGTTGAGTAATTACCTCACCAGTTAAAGGGTCTACTGTTTGAAAAACACCGATACCTTTTTTCCTGTTTTCCCTTTCGTTCTCAACCATAGTAGAGGCAAATGCCCAACTAACGGCAGCTCTACTACCTAACTCTCCCCAAGTCTTATCACCATAGTAACCCATAGCTTTACCTGTAATGCTAAGGCCAGAGGCTTGTAAGCCCCAGTCTACAGTAGCATTAAAGAAACGACCAAAAGGTACAAGCAAACCAACACCAGGAATATTTCTAGCATCTTCAATGATACCAGCTACTTCACCTAAAACATCTGTACCTTTGTAGGATTTAGAAAAGATAGACTCAAGTGTTTTTTCTACTACGACAGACTCAAGATCTCTATATTCTTTTGTTGCCATAAGCTTTACAGCTTCTGGTCCATTGTAAAAATCATTCCAGCTTTTACCAAAGGTAGTTCTTAAAGCTTTGTCCATTTGAAATACAAACTCTTGAGACTTTGTAAATCTATCTTGTGCTTTAACAAAAGATATTGTTTGTATTACATCAATAGCCTCGTCAGCTTTTAGACCAAGCATCTGCATTTCTGGTGAGATCTTGCTATCGGTAATCATGCGTGTAGTATTTTCAATACCACCTGGCAATGTGTTAGATAGTTTCTGCAGTGCCTCTGAGTTTCTTGAGAGAGCAGACTCAAAAGCAGCGTATGTCATATCAGGATCAAGCAGTCGTCTAACTCTTGACGCATTTGATTGAATTAAAGTATTAGCTAAACGATAAGATTTAGCCCCTTGTTTTTGCATACCAATAAGGTTTGCCATAGTACCTGTACCAAGATGCAGTGTGGCAAGAGCCATGTCTGAAACCATACCGATACCTGCATTAGCACCATAACCAATCATGTTTAGTGCGCTGGTAGAGGGGTTAGATACAAGTAATCTAATAACTCTGTTCTGATTGTTTCGTATATAGTCAGGTATCTTTTCAGAAAGGCTTGATGACAACGGATCTTTTGGCTTAGGTAAATATCCTGCATCCATAGCATCTTTAATAAGATCCTGAACTGTCATGTCTGCTGCAGAAATACCATTTCGTTTTGAGCCTTGTGAAAGAGCATTAAGTATTCTTGCAGAATGATTTATCTTTAGTGCAAAGGTATCTGCAAACTCATCAAGAGTTAGTTTCTTTGCATCCTTAAGTTTATTGCCAGTTGCTTTTTCAAATGCTTTTACAAAATTAGTAATCTGTTTTGGATCTGACTGTTTAATTATGTCAGCCATCCAGTTAGCATACTTATCATCTTCAAATCGCTTGGTCCAAACTAAACCTTTTTCTTGTGCAATCTGTGATAGGCCTTTTAAAACTACATTGCCATCATCATCAACGTGACCTAGTAAAAGATCTACAAAAAATTCTGAGTCTAAATCTTTTAACTCAACACCACCTGCAACTTTATTTTTCCAAGTGCTAGATTTTTCAACGGTAGCTTTACCATACTTACCAACTGAGTTAGCTAGTTCAAGAACAACGTTTTCTGGTTTAGGTTCTTTGACTGCGATAGACGGAGCTACAGTTCCTGTACTACCACGAAGCATAACTCTACCAGCTTGTACTCCTCCCAAAACTGTTGCGCCCAGCGCAGCAAAACCCATAGAATACTTATCAAAGTTTTCACGTACACCTAACTTAATAAGTCCACTTTGATAAAGATATTCTGTACCAGCTCCTACTGCGGCATCAATACCTACGGTAGTTCCTATCTCAGCTAAAGCTCCTCTGGTATATAGCCTTTTAAATCCTTTACTGGACATAACCCTAGCAGTATACTCTGCCACTTCTTTTGTAACAACATCACCAGACTCTTTAACAGCTACCTTAATAGCTTCTTGTCCTGCTTTCTTTACTGTCTCTTGAGTAGCACCTTTTTTAATTGATGCCTCTGACATTTTCTTTAATGCTCTTTTCTTTACTTGGTTAGAACCAACTCTTAAAGCACCTTGACCTACAGCCTTACCAATAAATCCACCAACTAAGTTGATGGGATCAGCAATAGCTGAACGTGTAAAGTCCATAACACCCTCAGCTTTTTCAGCAAAGGTTGTTTCTCCACTAAACAAACCAGCCATGTTTTCATACAGGGCAGCTGCGGCTGCAGCATTACCCATTTTAGTAGAGTCTTCGGATATATCGTTGATATAGTCAATCTCTGACAAGGCTCTTACAGAGTTACCAGACACAACACCACGACGATTGTTTAAGAAACTATCTACAATAGACTCTCTATCTTGTCCCTCCATAGACAATGGACCATAGCGATCAGCCATATAGTTTTGGATGATAGAAAACATCTGATCGTCTTCTACCATATCGTCTTGTGTATATGTACCAGGTTCGGGAAGTGTTGTCTGAGGAGCTGTAGGTGAAGGTAAGGTTAGCTCTTCAGTATGAAACTGAGAAAAGAAATTTTCAGGTTCTTTTTGCTGGTGAAACTGCTCAAAAAAGTTAGCCATAGTTTCTCCTAGTTTAGATAGTCAGAAGCTTTGTTCGGCCCATAAAAATCGTTAAACTCTCTTATCATTTGTTCTGTTGGATTTGCCATTAGTGCAGCAACTGCATCTGGTGTTGGTGTTGGGTACACTGTTGGAACTATTGGGGGAGGATCTCCTCCACCTTCAAGAGGTTTTTGCGCTTCAAACAAAGTAACGACTTGAGGTATTTTACCAAGACCTCTAAAGAATCGTGGCATAGTTGTCTCTAGATTTGAAACAAAATCAGGTGTTGTGTAGGTTTCAAACAAATATTTTCTAGCTGCTGATTTAACAAACTCATCAGCACTTTCTAAGTTTTTAATTGCATTTGCTGTTTCAACAGCCTGAGTACCTTCAGGATTATTATTAAGATATGTCTGTGCAACTGGCACTAAGAGTCCAGTCATCATTTCATATTGCTGATCAGCTAGTTTAATTGTTTCGTCTTGACTAATCTGTGATCCTGGGGCTATGTCAGTAAATACTGTACGACCAGATTTAGTGGTCATGTTTTGTATCTTAGATGCAAGCTCGTAGTACTCTTCTTTATCTGTAAGATCAGCTAAGTCCAGCTCTTTAAAAATATCTATCTTTTCATCAACAGAAATATTTGGTGCGTTAATAATATTTATGTAGTTAGGCACATCTTGTATAGGAATAATTCTATTGTACTTAGTTTCTTGCTCAGTAATAAAATCCATAACCTCACTTGCAGCCATAGGATCTTGTAAGATATTATTGTAAAACTCTATAGTGTCTGGATCATTGGTTGATTCACCGTAAGTATTTACTCTGTCTTGCAATACTAGCGCATTTTTAGCAGCGGTGTTATATTCTTTACCAGTTTTCTTATTTGTGTATGCACCACCATTCTTTATGTATAAAGAAAGTAAAGCATCCTCACGCCTTGAGATAAGGTTTTGTTCAGCAATCTTACTGTCCATATAGTTTTTATTAGCTTCTCTCATCCAATTGAGAGCACCTACTGCACTAAACGCCATGTCTTATCCCCTTGCCATCAAACCTTTAGGAGCCTCTTTAGTTGGCTCTTCTTCTACTTCTGTTGCTGTTACTTCTACAGGCATAACGCTTACACCAATCCCAACAACCTCTCCTTCTTTTTCACGAAGCTCTTTCATCATGTTCTTTGCACGACTAACATCACGACCATAATCAACAGCGTTCTTTTCTTCGTTGTCGTCAAAGCCTTCTTCAAACTCTACACCAGCTTCTAATGCCAATGCTTTAATCTCTTCGTGTAATACTGGAGCAATAATTAAACTTACATCAACACTATGCATACCTGCCATAACAGCACTACGAAGTATACCCTCTACTAAACTAGTAAGGTCAAGACCACTATCCAAAAAGAAGAACATATCCTCCATTGCATCTGGTCTAGTGATGTTGTTGATATGTAGATCAAGTGCTTCTATAGGGTCTGATATTTCTGGAGGTCTTTCATACGGCATACTCTTTGGTTCTACTGTCAAAGACTCTCCTGGAATAGGTACGTTAAACATATTATTTCCTTAGTTTATAGTTCGTTAAAGAGGTCGTACTCAGCTTGTCTACGTTTTACTAACCCCTCTTGAACTTTACCATCAGCTCGATTGTATTCGAGAATCATATCAGAGATCTCTTCAATACCTCTTGTGCCATTCTCTGTAAGCTTATCAAGGTTTGTTGGACCTAAGTTGTAGGTAAAACTAGTCAAGGCATCAATTTGATTGTCAGTAAAATCATATCCATATTTTTCCTGAGCTTTTAAAACAAACTCTTTTGCTTTAGTAGTCTCTTCACTTAACCTAGACAAAGCTTCTTCGTGGCTAATTACCTCGTTTTTATTTTTAGCTTTTGTACCAAAACCAATAGACCACTGCTTGTTATCCCAATAAGCTTTGTAAGTTTCTTGGGGCTTTGATACTTCAAAAGATGCAATAAAATCTTCAACAGAAGTTGTTTCACTAGGGCTACCTAGACCTTTACTAAAACGTTTTGTAAATTCTTTTTGTATCTCTTTTTCTTCGTCAGTCATATCTATATCAGGAGATGCAAATATTTTTTCGTTGTCTAACCCAGCGCCTATGGAAACATCTTTTTCTAGCATAGCTAAAAATCTTTCCTTTGTGGTAGGGGCATCCTGAACTCTTTGATATGCATCTGCATACCTTTGCATCAATTGAGTTTCCATATCTGATTGAGGATTAGATACCTCTGGTGCTGTAGTGTCTACACGTTTACCAAGACCTGCTCTAGCACTGGCACTTTTAATATCTTGTCTAGATATAGCCTGTAGATCTACACCTGACCCACCTTTTTCTAAAGCTTCTCTGTACTTTAATGATGCAAGTTTATACATTATTTATTCCTTAACCAAATAGCCCACCGAATGAAGAACCAAACAAAAATCTAAAGGCTAACTCTGTTTTAGCTGCATCGTCTTGATAACCAATCTTATCTTTAAGGGCTGCTAAATCTCTGTCTGCCATAATAAGTTCCATTGCCCTAGTCTTAGCATTTTCTTCGGAGGTAAAGTTATAGCTCATTAAGTCACGTTCACGTTGCCAAACAGCATCTATGTTTTTAGCAGTAAGGTTGTTCATGGTTTTTGCATAATCCATGTTAGACTGGTTTTGTGCAGCTGTATTTGTAGTGGCAATATTTTGTCTCCACTGAGCATTAGCTTGAGCTACAAGTAAACTGTTCTTAGCGTTAAACTGCTCTCTTTGATTTTTTACATCTGCGTTAAATTGCTTCGATGCATTTTCTGCATTAACATTAAACTGAGCCATAGCATTCTTTTGAGATGCATTAAACTGTGAAGACTGTGCTTCTAAACCTGCAAAGAATTGGTTGACTTGGTTTTCACTAGTAGCATTAAATTGTTTTGCAGCATTATCTGCAGCTTGATCAGTAAACAGTGCAGCAAGTTTTTGCTGTGTCTTAAACGTATCCATCTGTTGAATACGATCCATGTTTTTAAAGTCTGTCTCAAGAAACGCCTGAGCATTTTTAACAGCAGCTTGTTGCCTATTACTAAGATTAGCCATGTCCATTTGCGACAAGGCAGCAGCCTCTGCCATAACCATAGCCTGACTATTACTTAGGTTTGCTAAGTTCATTGTGTTTGCTGCACGAGCATTTTCAAGGGCAATTTGTTGTTCAGCAGTAAAATTCATGTTTGCTACATCAGAAACCTTAGCAGCGTTTTGAACTCTTGCTTGAAACTCTTGGTTAAATTCTTGGCCAATAAACTGAGCACGTTGTTCTGCTGCAAGCATAGCACGTTGTTGACGGTTTGACAAGTTCTGAGATTCAAATCTTGCTTGTGTTGCAGCGTCAGCTTGTGCAATTGGTAGTGCTGATTCCATTGCAGCTTGTACGACAGCTTGTCCAGCTAGTGATGAAGCCCCTAGTCCACGAGAAGCCATTGCCCCCATTGCAGCTCGCATAGCACCAGCAGCCCACGCAGGTGTCTTACCACCTTCAAAGTCATTCATTAGGTTTCCAAGTTGACCTTGTACTGTTGCTTGTTCTGAGGGAGAGGCATCTGCTGCTTGTACTTGTTCAGCAAAGGCAGCAGCTTTGGCTGCATCAGCAGCACCAGAGATAAGTTCACCATTCTGAATTTCTCTCTGCACAGGGTTATTCATCATATATGCAGCACCCTGAGCAGCTTTCATACCACTTACAGATGACTCGTTCATTTGAGCTGCATCAACAGTTGCTCTTGGATCTAATATCTCATTACCATAAGCATCTGTTACAATACCCGTCTGATATTTTGTAGGGTCTAGTTTATCAACCTCCGCACCTACAGCTCCTGCAGCACCAGTTGCTGTATAACCTGCTGCACCTGGACTAGTAGGTGCTGTGGCTGTAGCAGTGGTTCCAGCAGTAGAAGCAGTATAACCAGAAGTACCAGTAACTTGACCAGTACCAGTACCTATCATTTGATTAGGGTCTTCAGTTATTTTTGCAACAGTAGACTGCACTGGGTCCATTGTCTTTTTAACAGCTGCACCAAAAGCAGGGACAACATCATCTTCGTAACTAAATGTGTCACCACCCTCATCCATTTTCATAGGTTCTTTTTGAGCCATACCTTTCATAGCTTGTTGATATTGACCCATCTTAGCGGCTATTGCAGGACTAGAGTTAGCAAACTGAAGCATGGCCTTACGTGTTCTAGGGCCATCGTAGTTCATAAACTTAGTCGCCATATTATACATAACGTCTAACTCTATGTCTTTTTGCGCTGTACTCTGTTTCATACTTTATTCCTAATTATCTATTCGCTAAGTACACAAAACCGACTAGTGAACCAACTGCAATAATAAATAAAGTTAATCCTGCAACCCATTCTATTATTGCCTGTTTAATTTCTATGCGCCTATGCTCGTGTTCTTTTTTCTGTTTACGGAGGTCTGCTTCTATTCTAAGTATTTCATCCCAATGAGATGGACCATACATTACAGATATATATTCTTTTAATTCTTTACGCATGGACTCTGCTTTTTTACGAGCAGCAAATATTTCCATTGCCTCTGCTTCTACACCACCACCAAGTACCTTATACCAAGGGGGTTTAGATTGTTGTTTTTCAGCAAACTGTAAGTCTGCCATTGCACCAGCCCATTGAGAAAGCTGCCCACCCATATCCTGTAAGTCTCTGCCTACAGATATACCTTTTTTAATTGCATTGTATGCTGCAGTGGCTCCTGCAATAGCTGTAACGGGGTCTATCATCTAGCATCTGAATGCGCTGGCGTTCTTGTGAGGTACTCCAACGTGTTTTCCAAAGTTTTAATACGACCTTGCACTTTAACTATTTCCATTAATGAACTGGTCATACCATCCAAGTCTTCCCAAATTAGTTCTATGTCGTCCCAAACCTCAGAGGCAGTTTCCTCTCCCTCTTCTTCTAGTTCTACTATATAATCAATTATATCTTCTATTTTTTCTGAGTTAGCTAATATGTCACGTTGCATATTTACTTTGTCAGACGCTTTGTTTTCGGCATTTAAAACAGAAACTGTATCCTGTAGATTGCTGATAGTAGCTGCCTGTTGAGACACCCACCATACCGCACCTGCTAGTTGTACAGCCATTGCTGCAACTAAAGCTATAGGAAGTTTCATGCTGTCCATTATCTATTTGCCACCTGTGAATTACGAACCAAGAAATCTTCCCACATAGGTTTTATCATCTTATGGTTCTCGTCTACTTTATATGACATGAGCAAGACCTTGGCATTCATTTGATATATTTGGAGCGCACCCCAACTAAGTATACCAATTGCAATAACACCAAAGACTTGCTCAAGTTTCATTTATGCAGCCTCTTCTTCATCTACAATTTCTGCATCTACTGGTGCTTCTACTGATTGTACAAGCATGTTTGCAAATGCATCACGACCAATTTGCAATTGATCCATGTTAAATGCAGCGTTACCAATCTTACGATCTAGGTCTGCTACGTGATTAAACATAACTTTCTGTTCATCAGTTAGGTCTTCAATGAAGTATTCTTTTTCATTGATAGTGATGGGAGTCTTTTCATTTTTACCCATTGTCTATCTCCTTTTTATTGTTTTAGATTGCACCTAAAGTGCATTGTTAGTATAACACAATTATGTGTTGTCTGCAATAGCTTTATCTACTGCTGTCATGTCTTCTGTAGTCCAGTAGTCTTTTGCTACCATAAGCTGTAAGTGTTCGACATTGCGTGAGACTGTGTCAGTCCACTCATCGTCTTCCATGTCCTCTGGCTTACCTGCATTTAGCAGATCAACAGAGTGACCCATTGCTGTGTAGTTTGCTGCGATTTGTTCAGCAGTTAGTTCTATTTCATCAGACATTTCTTTCTCCTTTTCTGTCTAACTATTCGGCTTCAAGAGCCGCTACTTTGGTTTCAAGTGTTTCAATCCGATCCATTGCTTCTTGTAGTGCCTTGACTGCTTTCATGTAGAGAACTGAGTATTTTACAGTTTTTGTAACAGTTCCTAAGTCTTCACCTGTTTTCATGTTTGTATCTGGACTATCTTTAACTAGCCCCGACATTCCAGCCGTTTCTAACTCTTGGGCAATGACACCTAGCTGATTGGGTGCGTCCAAGTTATCAGCTATAAAGCTATATTTTCTAACTCTAAGTGCTTTAATGTCATCCCACTGTGAAGAAGCATCTTGTATGTTTTCTTTTAGTTTTTGGTCAGACATAGAACCATAACTGTTGTTTGCGTTTTCAACATCACCGTCACCCCTAACCGCAAAAACACCACCACCACTATTTTGTGCATAAACAAAGTAAGCGGAAGCACTGGTTGTATTTGGTAGCTCCCAATAATGTACACGACCACTGCCACCAGTTTGTGTGCCTATACCATAAAAAACATAGTCGGCTGAGGTTGTACCTACTGTTGCTGCTTTTAGAGTTTTTGAGCTATCATAACTAGCCCCACCCATAGCTGCTGCACCAGTAGAACCAAAACGCATCCTAGGATTACCTTGCCCATCAGACAGCACGATGTTGTTGCTTGAGGTGCGGATGTCTAGGCTATGTTGGTTGCCGTTGTAGCGTCCAAGGATGGTGTTGTGGTTGCCACTGGTCATCGCAGAACCAGAGCTTTGCCCTATGTAAGTATTTTGATCTCCTGTGCTAAGTCTACCTGCTGCTTCACTTGAACCTGTGTAGCTGCCAATAAATACGTTTGCATAACCTGTGGTATTAGCTAACCCTGCACCCTCACCAACTGCCACGTTACCGTAACCTGTTGTGGTAGCTCCTAAAGCGTTTCTACCAAAAGCGTTATTATATGATGCAGTGGTATTGGCATCTAGAGCATATGCACCAACAGCCGTGTTATGACTGCCAGTCGTAGTATCACGAAGTGCTTGATCTCCAATACCTGTATTTGAAGTACCTGTAGTTGTGGAATATCCTGGTCTGTATCTACCCACATAAGTGTTGTTAGTACCTGTGGTAATACTATACCCTGCCTCATAACCTACGTTTAAGCCGTTACCTGTAGTTGTACTATACCCTGCACCATAACCAATATGCGTATTGTAAGAACTTGATGTGTGGTTATATCCTGCTTGATATCCTATATAAATACTACCTGCCGCAGTACCATTACGTCCTGCGTTAACACCTATTGCAACGTTATTGTCAGGAGAAGCTCCAAGACGCAAAGAACTTGCACCGATAGCAACGTTGTTACTACCATCAGTGTTTGTAGCCAAACTATCAACACCCATAGAATGGTTTTGTGCGCCTGATGTCAGGGATGTTTGTGTAGTACGACCAATAGCAATGTTAAAGTTACCTGTGACAGCACCTCCATTCATAGCTCTGTCTCCAAGAGCTACGTTATTTGTACCTGTCGTAATTGTCTTACCTGCTGCATAACCAAGAGCAGTGTTACCACCAGCAGTAGTGTTATTTTGCAAGGCTTCCCTGCCAACAGCAGTATTTGTAGCACCTGACGTAGTATAAAATAATGAATTAACTCCAACAGCCACATTGTCGTGACCTGTCATAACAGCACCGCCACCTGCACCGTACCCAACTAAAACAGCATCATCTGGCGTTGTTGCACTATCACCTGCATTAGTTCCAACTATAGTGTTTCTATTACCTGTTGTAATATCGTGACCTGCTTCTCTTCCAATAAATACATTTGCTGCACCAGTAGTGTTATTATAACCAGCTTGATAGCCTATTGCAACATGATTACTTCCTGAAGTGTTAGTGTATAATGCTTCTGTACCAATAGCTACAAGAGCAGCACCAGTGCTATTAGCCTGTGCTGACTGATGACCAACAGCAGTGTTACTACTTGCGGTAGTGTTGTTTGCTAATGAATCATATCCAACTGCAACATTTTTTGTACCTGTTGTATTATCTAACAAACTAAACGGTCCAACGGCTACGTTAAATCCACCAGTGGTGGTTGCACCTAATGTTGATCGACCAATAGCAGTATTGTAGGTAGCTGTTGTTATAGCATCCCCTGCTTCAAAGCCAAATATTGTGTTGTTGTTACCAGTAGTAATATTATACCCTGCCTGATGTCCTACTACTGTGTTGTTGTCACCTGTTGTAAGGAAACGCAAAACAGCCATACCAACACCAGTGTTTGCACTACCAGTAGTGTTTGCATACATAGCAGTATTACCAACAGCCACGTTTGAGCCTGTAGTATTGCTATACAGTGCCTGAGTACCAAGAGCCGTGGACTGCGTACCTGACGTTGTATAGTGGGCAGACTGATAGCCAATTGCAGTAAGACCGTATGTGGTGCTGTCTACTGTAGTATACCCTGATTGATAACCAATAGCTGTATGTGCTCCTGCTGTAGTGTTATTATAGAGAGCCTCACGACCAACAGAAACTGTGTTTGATCCTGTCGTATTGTCATAAGATGCACGAAAACCAACAGCCGTATTGTTGTTACCCGTAGTATTGCTGATTAGAGAAGTATGACCCAATGCCGTGTTTTGCTCACCAGTTAGGTTTTCTTTCATAGACAGACGACCAATAGCCGTGTTGTATGAAGCCGTAGTATTTTTTAACAATGCATTGTAACCAAAAGCCGTAAGTTCTTGACCCGTTGTATTAGACTCTAAACTTTCTTGTCCGACTGCCGTGTTTTGATAACCTGTGGTATTTGCAGTAAGAGATTGATAACCAACTGCTGTGTTGCCTGCTGCGGTAGTGTTTGCGTCAAGAGCCTCTGAGCCAATCGCAACATTTCTTGTTCCTGTTGTGTTACTTGCTGCTGCATTGTACCCAAGTGCTGTATTAGTATCACCTGTGGTATTTGCAACAAGAGCTTGATAACCAACGGCTGTATTGTTTACTGCGGTGGTATTAACGTTTAATGAACTTAGACCAACAGCAGTATTATTAGTACCAGTAGTATTAGCTTCAAGTGCTTTATGTCCTATCGCTGTAAGCCCCGATCCAGTTGTAGTAAGTTCCAAAGCAGAATAACCAACAGCCGTATTGTTGCTTGCAGTAGTATTAGACTTTAGTGCGTAGGAACCTAAAGCAGTATTTTGACCACCAGTAGAGTTGTCATATAAAGCAAACTCACCTAATGCTACGTTGTAATCCCCATTAGTGTTTGACCTTAAAGATTCGTTACCGACAGCAGTATTTGAAAACCCTGTTGTATTTGTAAACATACTACGGTAGCCTATGGCTGTGTTGCTGTTTGCCGTAGTATTGTTGGGTAGTGCCTGATATCCAATTGCTACGTTGTCGCCTCCAGAGGTATTGTCCTCCATTGCTACATAGCCAATAGCAACGTTGTTTGCACCAGTTATGTTAGAGGTTGCAGCTTGGTATCCAACAGCAGTGTTGCTGTTTGCAGTGGTATTAGCAGCCAATGCCTGTCTACCTAATGCAGTATTAGTTGTACCTGTAGTATTTGCATAAAGTGCAGACATACCAAATGCTACGTTATTGTCAGCAGTAGTATTGTTTTCTAATGCACTTGTACCGACTGCAGTGTTATTTGCACCTGTTGTATTATCACTTAGTGCGAGGTATCCAACAGCTACGTTATTAACTGCAGTAGTTGTTGCATCACCAGCTAAACCACCGATTAAGGTATTTGCTTGTCCTGTTGTGATGGATGCACCTGTGTTATAGCCAACAGCTACGTTATAAACATCTGCGTTTGAAGTGTTATTTTGTGATGACAAAGCAGAAACACCAACAGCAACACTTCTGTCACCTGTTGTTTCAGAACTAAGTGATCCATACCCAACAGCAGTATTTAAGTTTCCTGTTGTTAGTGCGTCACCTGCAAGACCACCAATTAATGTTTGTTTATCACCTGTTGTAATTGCCCCGCCTGCAGCGTAACCAACCGCTACATTATAGATGTTTGCCGAAGCTGCTGTGTTTTGAGAGGCCAATGCTGTATGACCTACTGCAACAGACCTAGAACCAACATCTTCTGCTGTTAGTGCATTAACACCTATAGCTACGTTTTCTGCACCAGTAGTTAAGGCATCTCCTGATAAACCACCAATTATAGTGTTTTGTGTACCTGTTGTAATAGCAGTACCTGCATCGTAACCTATTGCAGTATTGTATGCATCTGCACCTGCATTTTGAGTTTTTAATGCACGATAACCTACAGCTACGTTATTGCCATTACCATCTTCTGTAGACAGAGCCTCAAAACCAATTGCAATGTTTTTACCGCCAGTTGTTAAAGCGTCACCTGCAGAGGAACCGATTGCAATATTGTGACTACCTGTTGTTAAAGCAGTAAGAGCAGCATTACCAAGGGCAATGTTATTACCCCCAGGAGATGAACCATCAAGACTATCAAGAGCAGTTAAACCAAAAGCAACGTTGGCAGTACCATCAGGATAGTTACCATCTAGTTTAATTGTAGCATCTGTACCTTCGTCATCATATACGACAAGGCTGTGCATAGTTACCGTGCCATCAAAGAATCCGTCTTTGTACATTAATGATGTTGTACCTAAGTCAACAGTATTATCTGTCTTAGGCCGCATGACTGAAGCGGTAATAACCACGTCTTGGGTAGGACCAACTACCTCAATAGGCGCACCTTCTGCAGATGTGCCATCGTGTGTGTGACCAGTAGACGAATTAAACGCTGATTCTACTGCGTCAAATTCACCGTCAAGGTCTGCCGCATTTATAACGTTACCATCAGCAATGTTATTTGCTGTGTCGTTTCTGGTGTAACCTGTTCCCATAATGATTTACCTTCTTGTATTTGTGCCGTACTCTAATGTGATAGCGTCTAGTGAAAATGGAGGGTCTGTGCTATCTGATGTGTACTGTAGAGAGACAACAAAACCTGACCCTATTAATTGCGTTTCAAATAGTGTTTGCAGCTTAGAACTAAATACTGCTGTTGATCCAAAAGTAGCTTGTCCATAAAATGCCACCTGTCCTGTAGTGTTATTAAAACTTATTTGTGTAGGTTGTACGCTGTTCTTTTGGTCAAAGTCTAATTTTAAACTTGTCTCAAAAGAAACACTACCCTGTGGGTCTGTATACAAAAACATTTTATAAAATGTCTTACGTACCCTTGGGTCATTAATTGGCATAAACGGAGTAGCAAATGTGGTTAGTATGTTATTACCATCAAAGCTATTTCCGTTTTCCATCTGATACAAGTAGCCATCATCATTAGCAAAAACAATTGTTTCAGTATTTTGATAAAATCTACTATCAGCTACGTATGCCCTAATACCCCTTAATTCTGCCCATGCCATCCCTTCGCCACCTTGACCTGCCATCTGTGTGCCAAGTATGCCTTGAGCATTTTCTTGTGTAATGTTAGTGTTATAACCCAACAAACGATACTGAGATTTTTCTCTTATAACAACACTTGTAAAAGAAGTGTTTGTTGTTATAAACTCTGTAGTTTCTTTTTGTATAGGTTTTGATACGACAGCTAAACCGAAGTCACCAATTCTGTCAGTACCACTTAAAAGTCTTAAACCATCTGGCCCAAGAAACATAACATCTCCACCAACTTCTTGTATTGTATCTTCATCTACACAACCAATATCTCTTGTAATAGGTTGAAGCTGAAAATCAGAAATGGTGTTTCCAGTTAATTGAAAAATAGACGACTCAGTAAATATTATTAGCTGCTGTCTAAATACCACTAAACCAGTGATGTCTGCTCCCACAGATATTGTACCAGATCCAGCAGCCGCTGTAAAGTCATTATCTGTATAAGGAGCAGTAAAAGTTAATAAATTATTTTTACCAAAGAATAACTGGTTTTTAAAGTTTACTACAAACTCAGCACCATCTACATCTGAAGGGGCATCATTTAGTGCAGTAAAGATATTCCTATCGTATAAGGCTGGGACATTTGTGCCATCTACGATAGCTATTTTTTCTGTTCCAGTATAGTTATACCTAGAAAATCTAGTTTTACCAGCAGTTTCTCGTGATGTACTTAAAAAAGTTATTGCCGCATTATCTGCAGGTGAGCTATCTAGTGCAGGGTCTATTGCTAATGTAGCCCCTCCAGAAGTAACTGTAGGTGTTGCTGTAAGTGTGTAGATTAAGTCTACACCTGCAATTTTAAATATATCACCTATCTGTGGTGTTGCATCTAATCCATCAACAACTAAACTACTACCAGATTGTGATGCCCCATTTACAAGTACAGTTCCATAAGACGGTATGTTAATTAGAGAATAACCTGAACCTGTAGTCTCATAAACACTTTCATTTTTTGCTACAATTACACTGTCTAAAAACACACCACAACCTAATGCAAGGTATTTAGATGTTGTAGATATAAAAGTTAAGCTGTCTCCATTAGATGGGTTTACCACCATAGTTTGATCAATAGTCAATGTAGCTCTATTTGTAGTGTCATTAAATGTAACAGCACCTGCAGAAATTGTATATCTAAAAGAAAGCACTGCATTGTCTGCAGGAGCAACCGTAATAGCAGGACTAATTGTTAGTGTAGACTCAGTTCCTGACAAAGCTGTTGCTGCACTAACCGTATATACAGTTGTATCACCAGCAATTGTAAATGTGTCATTTGCTGAAGGAGCTACATCAAAACCATCGGCAATTAAACTTGTGCCTGTTTGACTTGCACCATTTACTGCACCACCACTTAAAGAAAAAACATCACCTGCTTCTGGTGATTTACGGATGTTAGCAACAATTAAAGTTGTGCCAGACTGACTATCACCATGTACAACAGGAGCACCATAAGGTGGAATAATATTGCTATCGTACTTATCGTAACCTTCTATCCTACGATAACCACCCTCAACAGAAGGTTCATAGTTTCTGAGAATACGTGCAGATCCAGGTTGGTTAATACCTTGCTGCAACGGACTCATGTTTGTAATAAGCCCACCACGAAACTCAATGGGATATGTTTGACGATTTGTAGGCATTTATCAGGAAACCTTAATGGTATTATAAGAAACGTTACCTCTGTTTACAACAGTAGATCTAGCATAGTCGTAACGGTTAATATACAAGCTCCTCATCTGTTTTATTTCTTGCTCAAATCTTTGTTGTATCATCATAGATTCTTGAGACTCACCCCTAAACATATATGCAAAGTGCATTGCACCGTTTACAAGGACATATCTAAACTGTTCTGGTATAGATGGTACATCAGTAGCATTTACTAAGTCTACAGGAAGTCTGTAGTATTCGTAAACTAACTCATAAGCTTTATCTGCAGGTGCTACAATACCAAAACCTTCTTCTGGAGTTCTAAATACAAACTCAGGTAAAGCTCTTATTCCAGTAGAAGTGTTATATTCATAATCAGAATATTTTTCTAAGTACTCTTCATAAGACAGCAACCTAAGTTTTTTAGTTTCATTACCCAGCGTATCATTACGTTTAATTCTAAAACTATCAAAGTCAATTACTTTAGAGTCTGCTGGAGATGCATATCTTACAAGACCTGCAGTTAGTGTCTCTGTTTCTTCTACATGATTAAATGGCCACTCGTATTCGTGTTGATTAATATAACGAATAGATGCATTAACCGCATCTTTAATCATTGAGTATTCGCCAGTAGCTGTAGGAAAGTTAGTTGATGTTAGCTCTACCTCATTAAGCCTACGGTTTACGTCATTGACAAGTCCAATGTAATCATATGCCATATTAACGTTCCTTTAGCTTTAGTTTAATACTACGCTCTGCTGTACTACCTGTATTGTCTGTCATCTGACAAAAAAAAGTATACTCTATGTTATTTTGACCACCACCAATATTTATTGTCGCAACAGTGTCCGTATTACTTTGAGAAACATTTTGTATTGAATCTGTAGTTGCACCACCTGATGCAGTAGTTAAGTTTTGGCCATTAGTTAATTCTGTTTTTGTGTTATATAAAGTAGACTTTACAAACCATCGTACACTATTAATTGTAGCTGTGTCAAGAAATCTTGACCAGTCTACACTGTAATCTAATGTCTCGTCTGGGTCTTTGATGGGCCAACGAAAACTCATAGTTAATCCTCATTTGCGTAAACAACTCTGTCTGCCGATGTAGGCTTACTAAAAATTGTTACAATTCTTTTTTGTTCTGGAACTCTTACAGTTCTTTCTGCTGCTGTACTCATTAAGCTGCTCTTGGAATAGTAACAGCACGTCTTCTGCTGTATAGGTGTGCTACTGCTTGAAAATCAAATTCTACCGCAGTTGTTGTTACATCGTGTACTGATCCAGTTAATCCTGTTGAAGTTATACCTGCAGTAGTGTGAACTGTTACTCCGTTTATGCCAAGTGTACCAAAGACACTTGTAACAGCATTTGCACCTAGCTCTTCTTTTACGTTTGGACTTATTGTTCCAATAGATGCGGTAAGTCCAACACTAACAAGCTGTTGATTAAAGCTAAATATAGGCTGTACAGTACCTACTGCACCTGTTGCTGATACGCTTGCTAGAGGTTCAGATACATCTACTTCAAAACCACCTGCAGCTACTGCTTCTATTGCACCTGTACCAGCTACTCCTGTTAGTTCAACAGTGTTGCTAATAGCTAGTGTACCAATACTTCCTGTTGCAGATACACTACCAAGACTGTGAGAAGTGCTAAATGTAAGTGTGCCTATAGCACCTGTAGCCGATACACCAACTATATCTTCTTGTATATTTACAGATACAGTATTTACTGAACCTGTGGCAAATACATTACCTAGTCTTTCAGATATATCAATTTCAAAACCGTTAATAGCTACAGTTTGAACTGCACCTGTTCCTGCTACCCCTGTTAGGGTAAAAGAAACATTACGAGTGCCAAATACAGAACCACCATATACACCTGTTCCGTATAACGCTGAAGACTTGATAACAGCCATAGCCTACCTCTTAGGCAATACGTATTACTGCGTTAGATGCGTCTGCTGCAGGAAACTCAATAGTTAAATCACCTGCTGTAGCACTTACTGTGCCACCAAAATCAATTACACAAATAGCTTTATTAGAAGCTGAAGAGTTATAGATAATACAACCATCTGCTGATGTGGTTACATTTGAAAATACTTCATCTGTAAAATCTACAATAGCAGTAGTACCTGATGCACTAATTGCTGCACCATCTAAGTTTTGACCACCTGCTGTATAATTTGTTCCTGTAGCTTCATCAGAGTTACCTGTAACATCTGAATAATTTGTAGTTGCTGCACCATAAGTTCCTGACATAGAAGACTTTATAAGTGCTATTTTTAAAGTGTGGGTATCCAAGTCATGGACACCACCAAGAAGTTCTGTTTTAAAACTTGTACACATTGCTGTTGTAATAGCCATGTTTGAATCCCTTTTATTCTAAAAGTACAATGGGGCCAGCATTTAGCCAGCCCCAAAGTTAATGTTTATGCTAGTAGATCACGATCTACTTCATTAGCAGTACCATCGTTACCTGCATCTGTACAATCCATAAGGACTGCCCAAACTCGGAACTTACCTGAAGTAACTGCACCACCAGAAAGTGTTGCAATTGTTACATCAATGTTGTCATTAGCTACAGCCATTACTGGTTGATATGCTGCAGGGTTTTGTGCAACTTCTGCTGCTGCAGATGTAGCATCAAAGCCATCAACAAAAACGTCAGGGTCAACACCAGTACCAAGGTCTACAGTAAATGTAGAACCATCGGTAGCAGTATCAACTTCGATACCTGCGTTAAGGATCATTGTACCTTTTGGTACAGCAATAACAGGAACAACATCAGCTGCTGCTAAAGCACCGCCTTTGTCTGATAAAGCTGTAGCCCAATTTAGTACAGTTTGAACCATATAAGGGTTGCGTCCACGTTGTGAGTTACCACGTGCCGCTTGGAGTGTGTTATCACCTAATGCCATAATTCAATCCCCCCTTACGCTGCGTTATACTTGGCAGTAACGATGCCTTCTGGACGAAGGATCTTACGACCATATAGATGCATACCACGAACGATGTCAGCAAAGCTGTCTGGATCACGGTAAGTTTCAGTCTTATTGATTTGCTCCGCAGTTGCGACAGCAGAATCATGACCTGCAACAATAGCACCATAGTTAGTGTTTTGGTTAGCAGAACCAGTTGTACCTGGGCCTGTACCGACTGATGGTAGGTTGCTTGAAGTATATACACGGAATCCGTGGAAGTTGTTCAAGACAAGACCATTACGTAGTCCACCTGATTCACCGAAGTCTGCGTTGAAAAGACGTGAGTCTTCATCACGTAGAATCTCCATGAATACTGGGTCAACTACAAGCCACCGTCCATCTTTATCAACTTGTTGTTGATCAAGTAGACGAGCCATACGAGCTACAACCATTGCTGGTGAAGCTGTGGCTGTTGGCAGAGCTGTTGCACCTGGCAAACGAGCTGCTACTGGAATCGAGTGATCACCAGCAGAAGAAGTTGTAATGTTGCCAAAGTCACCTTTTTTCAGCTTCATGCTTGAAAGCAATTCGTCTGAACCTGCGGTTGAAACAGCTTTAGTACCGTTTACTTGGTCATTTACAGCATCAGCTGCAGCATGTAGTGCAGACTGCTTATACCCTGCCAAGTAACCTAATACTTCTTGGTCATACTGATCTGACAAGCGATATGCTGCACGATTAGTAGCCAAGTCCATGAAGTTCACATGTGAGTGAGCTTCTTCAATGTCGTCGATTTTGAAGGCGAAGTAGTTCGCTTTATCTACGACAAGAGAGAAATCTTCATCGTCAAGATCTTGTGCAGTGATCTGTGTGCCACGTGCGTAAGAGCTGACCGAAATCTCAGGTTCTTTGATAATCTTAACGGTATCACCTTGAGCAGCGATCTCGCCAAAATAATCTGAGTTAGTAATGTCACCTGCAACCGTAGACTTACGGAAAGCAAGCTGAACTTTTTTGGAGTAAATTACGGAACTAAAATTACCGTTTGGTAAGTTACCGTGTCCTCCAGCACTTGTAAAAGCCATGATAAATCCTCCTGATATTTGGCTTCGAGTTACAAAGCTAAACACCGACAAGAGGCTGTTCGTTTTCTAGGGTGCGTATACGCTGTAGCGTAAAATGATCAGTTATACTCTGTAGCGTAAACGGGCCTATACTTAAACAGGTCGTTCTTATTAGTTTTAGACTTTCGGAAATTGAGTTGAGACAAAAGGTAGTCGTTAAGAGGCTTTTGTCTCTATGCTCATAGTTATACTGCTGATTTCTTTATTGTCAACAGTTTATCTGGCTTTGCCAGAAACATCGTATATAAATTTGCCAGAACGGATGGCCTTATTAATTTCATCCGCCCTTTGTTCAAATTCTTTATCAGACATCCTCGAAACATCTGATTCACGAATTGCGTCATTAGCATCAGTTACATCTACTTGTGTTTTACTACGTTTAGTTACTGTAGTAGCTGCTGCTTTTGTTTGTTCTTTCTTTGCTGCAGGTGTTAAGCCTTTGTCTGATTTATACAAATCAATAACTCGCACTACAGATTTAGGATCGTCTGAGTTTTCGTACAGTGCATCTTGCACCCACTTAGGCTGCTCATCAGCCCAATCATGAAACTCATCTGATGCACGTAACGTATCAAAGTCTTTGTGTGACTTACGGATTACGTTTTCTGCTTTTACACGAGAGGCTTCTGCATGGGCATCATCTAATTCTTTAAGTCTACCCTCAGCTTTAGAAAACATTTCTTGTGCTTTCTTTGCGGCAATTGTTTCTACAATACCAGCTACATCAGGATACTTCTTAGCCCACTTTTCAATATCTTCATTAGACTTTGGTGGAACAATGTTTTCACCTTTCATGCGTTCTTCTAACGCAGACAGTCTTTCTTTCCACTCTTTTTCTTTATCATTCATATGGCGACGAAGATCACCATAACGTTTCTTAAACGATTTTTCTTCACGGCTCAGGTTTGAGTCGTCTTCCGATGCTTCGGATTCCGCTTTGGCTTCTTCTTGTTTGGTATTATCTGCATCCGATACTTCGGCTGTCTCAGATCCTTCGCCATCGGATTCTTGTTCCTCGACCTTTTCACCACGAGCCTCTGCTTCTAAACGAGCAATCTCTGCTTCTTCTTGTTCAATACGCTGACGTTTGCGTTCATAGTTGTAACCACGGTCAACAAAACCCGCAGTTTTAGTTGGTTCGACTTCTGCTAGTTCAGGCATTTATTTCTCCTTATGTTGGGGCCAGCTGCGCTGGGTAGCCTTATTGCCTATCTTGATCCTAAGCCACCACGCTTGGGATTAATCTTTGTTGGTTGTCCTACTGTAATTGCTTTACCTAATTCTGGTCCAACAAGTTTTGTCAGAACATTTCCTACTGGTGTACCTATTATACGTCTTACAGTTTCTTTTTCTTCTTCAGAAAGATCATCATGACGTTTTGCTATAGTGTTTTTATATTCGTTTAGTTCCATAGTTTACCCTCTAATACTAATAACTCTTTTCCAGCAAACGTAGGGTAGTCTACTACTTTGTAACGTTTAAACTGTGAACCAAAAAGTCCTATGATAAGGTTTTTGTGAGGGGATATACAATGGTATTTATCACCTGTACTTGGTTCTACGTAAGACCATTGCAATGCATCAAAGCTAAACTGACCGCCCATAGGTTCTGGGTTACTCATAGGTATCTTATCAAACAACCTCCAGTTATTGTGGTAAGATAGTATTATAGATCCGTGCTTTGCAGTAAGGTCTATCATTTTCTGAAAAAAGTCTAGTACCTTTTCCAAAGATGGTTGGTGTGAATAACCAAACCAAAAGTTTGTTACTAAGTCAAATTTCTTTTTAGTTCTCCAACTTAGTATGTTTGCAACAGAATAATCTACGTCATACTCTGTATTTTCTTTATGTTGATCTATCATCAACTTAGACTTATCAACACCTAACCTTTTAAAGTTACCAGAAGCTTTTCGCAAATGATAACCAGTACCACAGGCAACATCGCACCAAGATTCGTGGTTGTAGTAATCCATTACCCTTTCTATAACTGTTATTTCAAAATTAATATCAGCTTTTTGATTTGGGTGATGGATGTACCTTTCTTCGTATATTTCTACTAGGTTAGGGTTGTCATATGGTTCTTTAGACAACTTCTCCATTTTCCCTTATAAACTTGGTGTCGCCACCCACTACGTCAAAAACTTTCATCCAAAAGTTCTTTAACGGAGAGTATATCACACCATGTTTGTTTTGTCCATAGTAATATTTACCATAAGACACAAGGGGATCTGCAAATAGTTTTGTGATAATCCACTTAAATGTTTTTGACTTACGCATTAGTGGTACAAGCACTTCAGCCATACGATAGTATCCACGACGATTGCGATCAGTCATATATTCATCACGGTATCTACGCACTACTTCATCCATAGTACCGTCACCATAACGAGCTTCTAACATGATGAAGCAGCATCCACCGCCTCCACCACTAGAGGAGCTACTAGAGGAACTACCTCCGCCGCCGCTTGAACTAGATCCTGGAATATTGATTGTATCCCCTGCGTAGATTACATCAGCATTGGTAATGTTTGGGTTAGCGTCCATTAGTGCATCAACAGTAGTGTTGTTAGCTGCAGCAATTCCGCTTAAGGTATCTCCCGAACTAATTGTTGTAGTACCCCCACCACCACTGCTTGAGGAACCACCCCCACCAGAAGAGCTACTTGAGGAACCCCCTCCTCCACTGCTTGAGGAACTTCCTCCTCCACCAGAAGAACTGCTGCTAGAAGTTGTTGTTGGTGGCAATGCAGATGTAGGATCATTTATAATAGAGTCAATCAAATCATCATTGTCTGACGGTTTAAGAGTCATTCCTGGACCGTCATCATCGTCATTATTATTATTACCATAACCACCTGTACCTAAAAACATATCCTCTTCAGGGTCTGGATCAAGTATGCTAAAGTCTGCAGAAGTAATACCTGCATTTACTGCATCATCAATACCACCAGCAACACTGTCATCACTTCCATAATCACCTGTACCTAAGTTCATGTCCTCTTCGGGATCTGGATCAAGTATACTAAAGTCTGGTCCAGTACCACCATCAGTATCACCACCAGTACCATCTCCAGTACCACCATCAGTATCACCACCAGTACCATCTCCAGTACCATCTCCAGTACCATCTCCAGTATCACCATCAGGCTCATCATCATCAGGCTTACGGTCAGGTTTGTCTATACCAAAATCTTCAGGTAGTTTAGGTCTTATTGCACCAATATCATACTTAGTTGGGTCGTAAGTATATTTAACAGCACCACTAGTTGGATCGTATGTTGCAATAATACCTTTTTCTGGATCAGAAGATACGCTTTCTAAATGTTTAATAAAGTCTTCTCGACTATCAAAAATATTTTTACCGTCAGGATCTTTAGCAGTAGCACTTAAAGCCCAATCAATTTGAGTAGAGTTAATTTGTTTAGCAAACTGATCACCGTTAATAAACTCTTTTGGTAACATGCCTAGTCCATTTTGTTTAATGTACTTTTCACGCTGTTCTATTAAGTCATCTAAAAGATCTTTTTGTTGTTTATATTCAGGACTATCTTTATCTGTAGGAAGGTTTTCAGTTAGTACGATAATGTTACCAGCTACTTGTGCTGCTACAGTTGCCTGTTGAAACTTACCAATAGCACCACCTGACAAAAGTTTTTCAATGAAGTTTCTATTGTCTGGGTCCATCGCATCTTGAGACCCCTTGATAATATCTTCAAAAGTTTCTGTACCATCACCCTTATAACCATAATCTTCCATCCAAGCATTACGTTGCTCGTCAGTAACTTCAGGTGTATCTGGTCCACCGTCATCATCGCTACTAGGTCTAGAAATAGACTCATCTAATCCACAACCAGATGCAACAAGGGTATCATACCTGTCTTGATCTGCAGGTAGTTGTAAGGTATTAATAGACCCATCAGGACAATGCAGTGTTACTGTTGTTTGGTCACTAGTACCACCACCTCCACCAGTAGGGGCAGGGGCAGGGGTCTCCCAACTAAAAGCACCTCTGTATGTTGATGGTGTTGTAACACCTACTTCAGCTGATGTACCACCTGGATAATAACTTCCATCACCACCTTCGTCATAACCTTTAGGTTGTTGGTACATATTAGATTGTTGTGCATAAGGATCAGCTGGTGGCATCTGTTGGGTCATCATTCCACCCATAGCTGCACCCACCATGCTTTGCATTGCATTAACTTCGTCTTTTGAAAATCCAGTTGCTTGTGGTCCACCTGCAGGAACAGGCTGTCCGCCAATACGACCATTAGCAGCCATATCGCTCAGACCACCTTTACCTTGGTTACGCAGATCTTCAAAGAACTTTACGCCATAATAACGAACAATATCAGCAGGAACAACGTATTCACCATCAGACAATTGCGCTGGGATGTCATCACGTACTTCGTTTGCGTTAGAACCTACGGGAACATTATTGCCCGATACAGGATCTACTTGTTGTCCATCTGTCTTAAGGCCACCTTGTGGCGGCATCATATTGTTCCGCATGTTATTTACCCCCTGCGAATATTTCGTTCATTTGTTTATCTACTGCTCCACCCCGAGAATATTTTACACCAAAAGCACCAAAACCCTGTAACTCTTTATCTATACCGAGGGCATACCTAACAAAATTAATACCACCTTCGGCATACCTTGATACTTCTTTGTCGTCCATAGTTTTAAAGGTAGACTTAAGTTTTTTAGAAAGCTTTTCAGTTTTACTATCAGGTTTAGTTTTACCGTACTCTCTGGCAGTCTCCATCTTTTTTCTTTCAGATATTTCTGAAGTTAATCTTGGTTGATCTTTACCATAAGTTGGTCTTGCTCTTAAACCCACTGCACCAGCCTCTACTTCAGAAGCTGTTTGCATATATGTTTTAAAACTTTCTGCCTCAAGTTCCCTCATCAACTCTGCCATTTTTTTAGCTGTTTTAGGGTTTGAGTAACCACTACTAGAAGAAAAATCTAAGCCCCTAGTATCTTCCTTAAAAAGTTTTACCATCTTATCTCTAAGTTCAATAGCTTTAGGGCTTTTAGCTAAGGCACTCTCTTTAAAGGCTTGATTAAAATTACTTGTCTCTGTAATAGCTTTAGTATATGTAGTTGGACCACCACCTAATTGCTGTAAGCCAACCTTAAGAAAATCTTGATGTTGAGCTGCATGTTGCAGTTCATGAAAAAACGTATCCCTAAAAGCAGGGCTGTTAATATTATCAATACCCCTGTGTTCTGGACCAACTACAATTGAACCATAACTTCCTTTAGATGGATCAAAATGAGCACCTGTTTTTAATTTTGGATCTATATAAAATCCAACATGTTTTAAGTCAGGATACTCTTCAAAAAGTTTTTTATGGGTTGGTATCAAATTTCCAACTCGTACTGGTCTTTGTTCAGTAGATTCTAAATAAGTTATATACCCATCATTTTCTCTTATTATAATACCTTTATCTGGTATTTCAAACTTAAAAGGGCTTTTTGGTTTTTGGTTAGGTCTTGGTCCTAAGTAATCTGCTGGAGATCCTGTCTCAACTCTACCTGTTATTTCTTCAATTTGTCTGGGACTATAACCTCTAGCTTTTAAATCTTCAGCTTTATATAATGCCCTGTTATCATAACTCTTAGCACCTGGGCCAGCAAGTATCTTTTGTGCAGCAATACTTTCCGCATCTGGACCTTTGAGTGCCTCTAGAGTTTTATCTATTTTTCTAGTACCACCAAACTTTTTAGCACCAGCTCTGATTGCATCAATAGCTACTTTATCTAATCCAGGAATTAGACCAATAACTTCTGCGCCACCCATTAACCCAACTTTGTAATAATCTGGGTTTTCTTTTTTAAGCTCTTCTCTAATGTCGTTTATTCCGAACACAGTTCCTGCAGGAGTAAACTCTATGCCAACTTCAGCTGCCTTAACACTGGATGGTTTCTGTCTTCTATATCTACCAGTAAGTGGGCTGGTAATCATATTCATAAAACTAGATAAACCACCCTCGTTAAAAACACCATGTTGGTTAGGGCTTGTTAAATAGTCTAGGAAGTCTTTACCTTTTTCAATGTAAGGTTCTACCCTTCTTTCTATTGGTCCTTTGGGTTCTGGTTCCTCTTGCATCGGGAACTCTTCTGGAAAACCTTTCTTTGCAGCTTCTGGATTAAACATCGTACTAGAACGCCACTCCGCATACTCAACTGCTTTCTCTTGGCTACTAAATACAGGAAGCTCTTCACCAGTAATAAAGTCAACAGGCCCACCCT